AAATTTTCATCTGTAGTCCCTCTCTTGAGGCCGCCAGAGTTGAGAGAGCTTCCCCGGAGCTAACTCTGGCGGCCAGTCTTGCTCTGGGAAAGTCAGGAAGTAGCCGCCAGCAAAATCGCATCGTCAAAATGCTCGGCATAGCCAGCGATGAGCGCCGCCTTGTCGGTTCCGTTGATGATGCGACGTGCGCCGATGAAATCGGTGTGGCCGGGATAGAGATAATCGGACAGCTTCTTGCCGGTGAACCATCCTTGCGTCATACCCTTATGCATGATTTGAAAAGCGATCTTCGGATCGAGCGCGAGGTCGTAGTTGGCGACCAGCGCCCCATTGAGACCGCATTCCTTGTCGGCCTTCTCGTAGTTGTAATCCCACGACAATTGAACATAGCCGCGCCCATAACCAATCTGACCGTGATGCTTGCCTGGCTTGCCGTATTTGCGACCCTTGCCCTTCCCGTATTCGGCAATCGGGTGCATCGTCGCCGCCGTCTCGTGATAGGCCGTGGCGAGCATGTCGGAGAGGTGCTGACGCCGCCCGCCGCCCGCCGCGTCCCAACCGTCGAGGATGGCGTTAACGCCATCAACCTGCGTCTGCGACAGACGCCCGAACGGAGCCGAGCGGATAACGGAAAAGAATTTGTCACGGTCCATTTGGCTGGCCCTTTTTAACAAGTGGCGCCGGTGATTACGCCACCGGTGATTTCCGTGATCGCACAAGAAACGCCCGCGCCTGTAACTCCGACATGACCGTTCGCCCAATATTTCAGCGCCTTGGCGTCTGCCAGCGACAAGTCGCCATGGACAAAGGCCAGGCTGTTGGAGTCATTGAAGATCGCTACGTGCGAACTGTCATGCGGCCCCATATACAAAGTCCCGAAAGAAGCTCCATCCCAACTCGAAATGTTCAAGTCGCCATTGGCGTCTGAAGACAGCTTCGTGATCGGTGAAGTTCCCCCGCCAACCGCGAAGAATTTTGAATAAACTGTTCCGTTGGGCACGATCACGTCGCCGTTTGAGATTGTTGCGCTTGTGCTTGCGCCCACGGTAAAACCACCGTTAATGTTCAGCCCGCCGTTCGTGGTTATGGTCCCGGAGAACGTGTTGCTTCCGTCCAGAAGGGGCACGACGTTGCCGCTCGTCCCTGTGTTCTTGAACGCCGCGCTCCCGAGCGTTCCGCCGCCGCCCACGTTCAGAACGGAACCGTCCGTGCCGGACAACGTCAAGCTGTTGCTGATCGTCAGGACTTTGCTGTCGGCTCCGTCCACGCCGACGTTTCCGAAAACGGAAAATGTCTTGCCGTCAGTTCCGGCCAGCGTCAGCGTTTTGGTCGCCACCAGCGATTTCGCCGCGCTGATCGTCAAGACGCCAGAGCCAGCCGTGATCGTGTTGCCATTGATGGTCGTGGCCGTCAGCGCTGTGACGGACAACGACGTTATGGAGAACGAATCAAACGTGTTGGTTCCTGACCAATGATTGTTCGCATTCAACAGCGGGACAGTTGCGCCGCTGGTGCCGGTGTTTTGTGAAGCGGCCGTCCCGACAGGCAGGTTGTTCAGCGTCGTGACAGTCACCGCATTGAATGTCTGCGCGGCGCTCCATGTGTTCGCGCCGTTCAACGCTGGCACATTCGCTCCGGAAGTGCCGACGTTGTAATATGCGGCCGTTCCAAAATTCGCCACGAAGTCCTGTTTGGCGGCGAAATAGGAGTTCCATTGCGCCGCGCTTGGAACCTGCCCTTGGTAAAGGCCCGGAGAAGACTGCGCAAAGGCTGGGCAGGAAGACAGCAATACGAAGGCCGCTGCAGCCGCTGTTCTCTTCATTTTCATAGCCTCTTACCAAACCACCAGGACGATGCCGTCCTGGGCCGGGATTTGAATGCTCATGCCGCCGCCCCCGGAACCGCCCGCCCCCGGTCCGCCGCCCCAAAAGGACGCGCCGCCAGGCACAATCCTGGGGAATGCCGCGCTGTTCAGCGGTATGTTGACTTGGCCCGCTGCGCCATTTCCTCCGACGAAGGACGTTCCGCCCGCTGCCGTTCCGCCGGCCCCGCCGCTGTTCCCGGAACTGGGTTGGCCGCCGTTGGCCGTGAAGATGCCGAAGGTGGTCTGTTCACCCGCCGCGCTCGCGCCCCCGGCCCGCCCGACATGGAAGTTGATCGTATCGCCGGGCGTGCAAGACTGCGCCCCAATGGTGGTGCCCCCTGCGCCGCCAGAGCCTGCATCGGTCGTCACGTTGAACCCGGAACCGCCCGGCCCAACGTCCAACGGCAAAAAGGCCGTGATGTTCGGGTTGAAATTGCCGCCACCGCCGCCGCCAGTGGCGTAAACGAAAATTGACGTGACGTGGTCCGGGACAACGAATGACCTGTCCCCGGCCGCGAAGGAGGCGGAGCCATGAACAATCACGATCGGCGTGAAGCCAGGAGGTGGCACCGGCCCGCACAAGATGAAATTTGAGCCGTCCCAAAATAACTGAATATAAACCCCGCTTACGATCTCCCCGCCAGTCAGCGCGGCGAGGCCGGACTGGGTTGGCTTCAAGATCGCATGAGCTGTGAAGCTGTTGACGCTGAACGTCGCCGCGCCGGAATTGGTGCCGGTGGCGAGGACTGTGAGGACGACATTTTTGATGTTGTCGTAGCTTGGCGCATTGAAAACGCTGAACGTCAAAGCGTTCGCCGTCCCGCCCGCAGAGCCAATGGCAGGGACTTGCTGTGGGAATCCGGCCATTACGTGGCGCTCCATTCATTTGAATCAGCGAAGAATGTGAATGTCGCTGACTGGCGGTCAATGTTCATGACGTAGTTATTCATTTCGGCTATCTTCGCGCCTGAATTCGGAGTGATTGTGCAAGGATGAGCATTCAAGTCACCAAGCACATCGGCGACCGTGAATTGCTTGCCGTTCACCGACGACGGCAAAGTCGCGCTGGAAACGCCGATGCTCGTGGTGCGCTTCAAGGCGATGTAAGCGTCACTCGCGTTTATCGTGAACGCGCCCCCGGCCGTCACCGTTCTGGCGGCGACGATGTTGTTGGGGAACGCGACCCAGTTTGCGCCGCCAGTGTCGGGGTTTGACGTGTTGTTATCGACGGTTGAAATCCACCAGGCCCCCGTCACCCCGGCCTGGTTCAAGATTGCATATTTCGCGTAGCCGCCAATGGCTGACGAAAACGCCGAATTGTAATAATTCGGACCGCCACCATTGTACCACTTCACCCATTGCGTGATCTGATTAAGCACGCCATTCATGTCTTGGCCAAACGGTGGCACGCCGCCAACGTTCTCAGGTGTAAAGTTGTCAGGCACAAATCCGTCATGAAACGACGCCGCGCCGTTCTGGATCCCTATCTGGGAAGCCACCGGCACAGGGCGAATGTAGCCGGCCCCGGCGAACTGTCCAAACGCCACGCCGATGAGAGTTGGAATGTCTGAATCTTGCATCGTCAATCTTTCAGAATTGGACGCCGAGTTGGAAATACGTGACGCCCACGCCGGTTGACTTAGGGAGGACGCCGGAGTTTTTCACGATTGATTGTTCAACTGGCGACAAAGCGAACTGGAATTGATATGTCATGGCCATCGCCCCCTCGTCCGTAACGAAGGCGTTGCCCCGGCCAGGGAACAGCGCGCGCAGGATTGCGTTGATGCTTGGCGCGGAACCGTTCGTTATGTTGGATGCAGCCTTCGCCAGGATCAATGTGCGGTAAGCCTGGTCGCTAAGCTTGAAGTTCGTTGTCAGGTTCTGGCCGCTGTAAAACGGCGACACATTGAATGGATCGGTGGTGTTCAGTTGCTCCTCGAAGCCGAACCACCGCGCCTCTTGGACAGACACGACGCGGTTGACGCCGACGATCCGCCCCCATATGTCCAGCCCGAGGCCGTTGGCGGTGACGATGTTCCAGATGTTGTCGTAAAATGAATTGAAATTTTCCGATTGATCAATCGCTTCGGAGAAGTCCGTGATCAGCCCCACCAGCGCCGGGCTGTTGGCGTATTGAGAAATGATCGTCGTCCATATGTTGAACGCCGGAACGATGCCGCCGATCGGGCTGACGCCAATCGCGAAATCCCCGATTGGGTTGGAGCCGAACGCCGCCGGAAATGGGTAAGGAGGGCCGGTGTCTGTCATCAGACCAGATTCACAAAGATATTGGCGGCCTGCGCGTTTGGTATCTGGTCAATTTCAACAAGCTGAGAAAATTGCGTGGGCGCGGCCAGCGTCATGTCTTCCGACGCCACGGTCTGTGATAAGTTGACCTGCCAAGAAGTTCCAGACCCGCTGACGATGACCGTTCCGGGGAGCACAGCGCCAGTCAGGTCCATCACCGATTGGCCATTCGCGACAGAGCCGGAAGACACAGCGCCGATGGTCAATGTGGTGCCTGATATGCTGGACCCGGTGACAGCAGCGCCGTTGCTGGCGTCGTTGGGTGAAGTGATAAGTATGTCAAGAATATTCGCCCAAGACCCCAGCGCCGCGACTGGGGAGTAAAATCTGGACGCCAGCACGTTCGTGCCTATGCGCACACGCGGCCGACCGTCGCCACCCGAGAAGGCATCAATTATGGCGCTCTGAATTTGCGTTACGGCATCGGAAGGGACCGACGCGCTATTGATGAGATTGACTGAAAAGACAATAGGCAACGGGTCCGGAATTTGATAAAGCACGATGTAGGAAGGGTAAGGCGGCGCGTAACCGGGGCTGGTGTCATAGATCGTGACGGACGTGCTGCCGTTGTAAGAACACCCTGGCGCTTTGCGGGACCATATCGCCGTCGCCACGTCAAGCGGAACCCCGCCCGCCGCGCACACATAAATTGAATTGGCCGCCAGCGTCACATCGCCAATCGTCAACGGGCTGTTAGTGGCGTTCTCCGTCACGAATGCATCGACCACGCCGGCCACGTCAAGCACAACCCCGCGAATGGACGGCAGAGAGCCGACCGAGTTCAACGCGGTGGACGCAGAGCGCCGCGCTTCAAAATCTGCCCGGTTCTCAACATCAACGCCCGTAACGCCAGCCTCGGCATTGTCGATTGTATCCCAGCCAGGAATGGCCTTATAGATCTGGCTGACGGAATGCGCCACGCAAGGCACCGGCCCAATCACGGAGCAAGCGAAAGGCAGCACGATGCTGCCGCTGGAAGGGATCGTGCCCAATTGCTGACAGATATATATGCTTCCGTCGGTCGCCAGCGCCAATGCGCCGATAGGAATGATGGTGTTCGCCAGCCCAGTGCAAGTGCACTGAGCCGTGGTCGCCGCGCCGGGTTGGCGTTCAATGTAGTAAATCCTGCCAATGGCGTCCTGCATTCGCCCTTCGGCAAAGGCCGGGTCAACCTGGTTTGTATAAAACAGGAATGTGTCGTTGGCGTTGCCGATCGCGGCAGTTTCGCTGGTGGCTAATTGGCCTTGCGGCGTCTCAAGCGCCGGGTTCAGGTTGCCGCCGAACGCGGCATTGATGTCGGCCTGAACGCCGGCAAGAATGTCCGCTTCGGTCGGAATGATGAACCCATTCGGCGTCCAAACGGGCGCGGGGACGTTTGTTGTCATGTGACTATTGGTCCCCCGCCGCCTTCCCAAAGGAGCGGCTCTCCAGTTTCATTCAAAAGGATCGGAACGTCAGGCGGCGGGGGCGGCGCGGGAGGCGACGCAGGGGGCGCGAATGCTGCGGTGGCCGTCGCGCCGTCGCTATTGGCGATTTGCACCTGCCCAGTCAATTCCCGGTTCTTGAAAGAAGAAATAACGGCCACGGCCGCGACGACGCCGGGCACGCGCAAAGCTGCTTGTTGCAAGCGCAACTTAACGAGCGACAGCGGCGGAAACCGCCCGAGGATTTGCGACCAATACGGAACGCCGAGCGATGTGTTGTAGTACAACTCGCCGTCAAACAATTTGATGGCGCTCGCGGCGTCCTGCGCCTGGGAATATGGATTTGTGGCCATGGCGATGTTGCCAGAAGCGTCCGTCACCAGGTCCCAGCTGTCGGGGAGGAGAAACAGCGTATTCATTTGATCAACGAAGCCTGAACACACAGCGACGGCCCGCCGACCGTCGAGACGTTGAACAGCGGCTGATCTGGATTACCAAGAATGACCGCCGCGTCGGTGATCCTGACCTTCAAGGAGCCATATCCCATTTCAATGCCGCCCTCGAAAAACCGAACATATTTGACCGGCGTATCGTTGACGATGCCGCCGTGATAAACGGCGTCGGAAGGCGAGAACCGCCGATTGGAGCCGGGGTTGGCCTTGCCCTTCGCAGCGATGGCCGCAGACGAGTCGCGGTCAAAGATTGTGACTAGCCCGATGTCGCCAACCTTTGGATCATTGATCACCGCGCCGTCGCCGCCTTGGCCACGCACATATGGCACGTTGAAGATTGTGCCGTGCTCTTTCTGGTTTCCGGAACCATCAACCTGATTGACTAGCGGTTGAACGTCTATCACGCCGGGCGCGGCGACCTCGCCATTGCTGGTGACCTTCACGACCTTGACGAGCATTGTGGTGCGCGTGCGCCCTAGATGTTGATTTATCACGAATGAGTGTTGATTGTAACTTCCATTCGGGACGAGCGGCCCCATGTATCCCGCGCCGACAACGGCGCTCGTGCCGCCGCCCGCTGTTGGGTTGACTTGCGGCCCGCTCATCACGGAGCCAACGCAGGAATGACTGTACCAGCATTTGACGAATATGCGCTGACCCCGGTGAACCATTGGCCCTTCGGCGTTTCAGATTCCAGGTCCTGCGTCACGCCGCCAATCGTCCAATCGCCATTTGCGCCGTCAATTTGGCTGCCTGTGACGGTCAGCAGTCCGCCGCTGACTATGTTGGGGTTGTATTCCGTTTGCACAATGATGCCTTGCTTAGTGAAAGCTGGATAACCAACCATGCCGGTCGTTGGAGATATAGTCACATGCTTCCCGGCGCGGAATTTGTCGCGTGGCCAGATCGCCAAAGTGTTGTTCTCGACAATGCCACCTTCTGCCCCGGAGGCATTGATCGCTTCGTATATCTGAGTGCGCAATGTTCCGGAAAAATACGGGTTGGAAATTTGCGCATTAACGCCGTTGTTTTCAAATTTCATTGGCGGGTTGGCTTGCCCGGCTAGGTTGCTGAGGATGGTTGAAATAGCAACGCCGCCTGGATAGCTGGAAACGGGAATTGGCGTCGCCGCCGCCGCCCCGGCCTCGTTGCCGATGACGCGGAAAGCGACTTGCGGTTGGGATTTGCCGTCGAGCCAGGCGTTGATTATGTTGCCCGAAAACACGGTTGAGAAGTTCGAGTTCTCGTCGCGCACTTGCACCGTTACGACGTTGCTGGTCACATCTCTGACGTGCATTCCGAGAGTGCTCAGCTGATTCATCATCGCCAACGGCATGCCGTAAATCGTCGCCTCAAGGAGCGACATTGCCGCGCTTCCGGCGCGCACAATCTTGACGGAACACCGCAATCCTTCAAGCGTAACCCCGGCCCCGCCCCCGGCGAATGAACCGGTCGCAAGGCCGAAGCTGACATTGATGAAGCGCCGGACGAATGCCACTTAACCAACTCCTGGCGGCAGGTTGGAGGGTTCAAGGTAATTAAGAAAGAACCGCGTCGCGATGCCGGAATAAGACGGGTCCGAGTTGCCCGTCACGTCCGTCCATGCGAAATCGCCTTGGAAGCCAAGATAAAGCGATTGAACAATGCGCGCGCCGTTCAAGCATTGCACTCCGCCAATCACTAGCGTGTTATTGACCAACAAATCCATGAAAAGTCCATAGAACTTTTGGTAAACGCGGATCGTGCAAGCCTGGTTAAGGACATTCACATAAACCTGCTGCGCGGGCGTCGGTTGAAGCGGTACGATGAGCATCAGTTTGCTCTCGGATGAATGGTCAATGGCCGCACGCCTTCAAATCCCGTAGCATTAGGGTCAGGGTCCGGAATGAAGTCCGGAACCTGAAACTCGGCAGCGTGTTCCTGTAAAATCTGCGGCGTGAGCGGCTGAACCGTTCCCCCGGCCACAGGATTGGCCCCGCTGGGCGCGACGGTGCTGCCAGGCGCGTTCTGGTCCGTTGGGGTGAAGGCGGACGTGCCGCCCGTCGTCGTGGTCGTGAGCGCCGCCCCGACCGGGCGCACCTGCTCAAGCCAAACGTCGATCTTCAAAAGCCCGAGGCTCTTGGCCGCCGCCCGGTTGAAATCCTGGTGCACCACATTCATGTCAGTCCAAGATTTTTCCGGCGTGGCGACGGAGAACAGTTCTGTCGTGGCGATTATCGCATCAATGGATGCAATCATTGCTGCCTTGTCTTCCGACGATCCGCCCGTCGTGAACTGAATGCGAACCGTCGTCGGAAGCTCCACCTTATTGTAACTGGCGAATGCGCCTTGCTCAATCGGAAAATCGCTGATGTCGTAATCTTTGCGAAATTCAAATGTCGTTACCGTGTCGCAAACCACGACGGGAACCGCGCCCCGGTAAATCCCCCACAGCGGGTCCGCCCCGTCAAGAGACGTGACCGCATCCTGCAGAAGCAGGCCGAACTGTTCCGGGACAAACCCCGGAATTACGGGAAGGCCTGGCAGCAGCGCCATTAATCAATCCCCGTGTTGGCGTGCACGGCGAAGGTGTTGGCTTGAATTGCTGGCCCGATGTCAGAAACCAACTGTTCGGGGTTGTTAGCTGTCGAGTGAACATGCAACGCGCCGATGCTCACATTGCTGTGGCTTTCGTTATGCGTTTGCGGTCCGCCGCCCGCCCCAGCCCCCGGCGCGAGCGCGCCAGGATGGATCGGCAAGTCAGGGAGGGAAGCGCCCCCGGCCTTGCCACGCGGCGCATAGGGGCCGTTGGGAATGCGCGGGTTGAAGCTGAAGCGATTGCCGCCGACAACGCTGGCGTTGGGGTGATTTTGGTACCAAGGTCCATGATAAAAGGAGGCGCGATATTCATTCGAACCGCCAGTGTTGTCCGGTTCGGAGCCAGAGGCAATCGCCCGTATGCGCGAGCGAATGTATGCGGCGCGTTGCGCGCTGGCGCGCTGATATCCCGTGTATTGTCCGGGCGCATAAGCGACCGCGTGAAGATCGCCGCTCGCGCCCCACCCGTGCGAGCCGACGCGATTGAGCATGTTGTTGATGACAGCGTCCGTGCTTTGTTGCGTGTTGCGCGCCTCCCCGGCAATCTTGTTGACGGTGGCGTCGCTGAGATCGTCAGGTGTCAGATTGTAACTCGGACGGTACGTTCCGGGCGCGGCAGAAGGGCCTGTGGTCGGGGGTGTGCCTTCAAATGAGCGGTGCGCTTTATCCAAATTCCCGAACGGCGACGCATTTGACGGGAACAAGTCATTCCACAGGTCTTTGGCTTTTCCCCACAAACCATTTTCCGCCTTCGCGTGCGGATCGTATCCTGGGGCGCTGGGGTGCGGCAATTTATCAAAAAGCGCCGTCATGCCGCCGCCAAGCGTGTCGTGAATTATTTTTGCCGAAGCAGCTATCCCAGCCAGCACGGCGGCAAACGCTCCAAGTTTGGAAGTCATCGCGATGAAGCCGAGCAGCCCGGCCGTGGCCCCGGCAAATGTTGACGCGGCCAGGTTCACGGTCAACGCAACGCCGAGCGCCGTGACCGCAGCCGCCAATGTCCCCATCACTATCGCAGCAGCTTCCGGATGAGCGTCTATGATCTTGCGAATGCCGTCAGCGACCGCTATGATCGCCGGCGTGAACGCGGTCAGCACGGTCCGACCAAGACGCTCAAGCGACAGCGCCAATCTTTCAAACACAAACGTGCGCTGGCCAGACGCTTCTATGTCCTTTTGCGTCGCGGCGTATTCCTTCGCGACCTTCAGATATTCCTCCAACGCTTTGCCGCCGCGCTCAAACAACGGTATCAAGTCAGGCGCGATGCCGAGGTTTTGAAGCCAATATGTTGCTTGCGCCGGGTCGCCGCCCTTTTGAATCATGATGCGGGAGGCTTCCGCGATGTTCTTAAGCTCCTCAAGGACGGTCTTGCCGCGCGTGTGAACAAGGTCTATCCCGGAAGCGTTGCCGAGCGAGCGTAGCCATGGGATGACGGCCGTGCTGCCGGTCGCGTCAAGCTCCTCCATAGACAGCGTCAACGACCTGATTGCGCCGTCAATGTTGGCGGCGGACGCGCCGGCAAGCCGCGCCGCGCCTTCCCACTCCGAGATATTCTTCGGGGCCAACCCTAGACTAGCGGAAAAGCGCCCGAGGGCGCTGTCCGCTTGCGTCATGCCCTCCACAAACTCCTTGATTCCCCTGCCGCCAGTGAACACGGCAAACAGAGCTAGCGCTTGATTGCGGATTTTATTGATTGCATCGGCCGCGCTGTTGCCGGACTTTTCAATGTCATCGCCGGTCTTCTTGGCTGATTCACGCGTCTTTTTCAACGACGAATCAACTTCGTCGCTGTGCTTCTTCAAGGCGTCGGTGTCGAACCCGAGCTTAACTATGAATGTGTCAAGGATTGTTGCCCCGGCCATCAGCGCGTCTTCTCTCTGCTTTTGCTGAGAAGATATTCGTTGTTGTCGTTGATGATAGAAATCTCCAGAATATCGTACAAGTCCTCAACCCCGTAAACGGAATCAAGCTCCGCCAGCGTCGCCAAGCCGGAAGAAGCGGCGCGACCAATTGTTGGCGGAATATTGGGGTAAGGCCGCAATGTGACTAGGCCGCTTGCGCCGACGCTGAAGTCCGTTTCGACTCTAGATCGGCCAATAAAAAACCCGCGTGGAGCATGAATACCTCCTCGCGCAGCTTGTAGCGCGTCGCCACTTCGTCAATGTCGCCGTCGTCGCCCTCAATGATTGGGCGCGTGCGGTCCGGCTTGGACGGGTCGGGGACGAACGAGACGCAAGTGAACATCTCGTCAAACAGCGGCTCCACCGCCTCATAAGGCAAATTGGCCATGGCCCGCAGGCCAAGCGTCGCGAGCGCGCCCATGCCCATGTTCTTGATTTCGTCAAAATCAACGATCGGCATTCCGGAATTCGCCAAGGCGACCAAGGCGCGATTTGCCCAGCGCTCCGCCTTCAGCGACGACATCTCCTTGATGAAGAATGCCTTGCCTTTGTCGCGGCCGTTTGCCTCGACGATAAAAATTTTGGTTTTACGCATCTCAAGGCTCTCTCTTTCCTTGGGGGCTCAGACGATCGGGCTGGGCGTCAGGCTCTCCCAAACGATGTTAAACTTGCGCGCCTGCAGGGTCTTCTTGGCCCCGGAGATCGGTGGATATTTGGTCAAAAAACCTTTGGTAAGAGTGTACTTGATGAGGAGCGAAGGAAGCGTGATGACGCCATTGGCGACCAGCACATCCTGACTGACCTGCATGGCCCCCCACCACTGGTCAAAGATGGGGATCGACGGGCTGTCCGCCATGAGGCTGAACCCCTGGGAGATCGGGTTGTTGACCTTGCCCCCAGACAGTTTGCCGTCAACGCCCATCGCCGTCTCGACGACATCAAGCGTGTCCGTATCAAAGATGTCGTCCGCAGCGAACGCTTGAAGCTGCTGCGGCGTGTTGAACAGACCAGTCACGGCAATCGTGATGATCGCATTCGCACTTGTGATCGATGCCATAATTTATGCGATCCTTTCTGAATTACTGGACCAGGATAGAAGCGAGGGTGATCTTCTGGATGCTCTGCCCGTCACAGTACCACAAGTTGCACGGGGGCGACCCGCGCGCCTGGCGAACCGACGGCGAAGCATCAAGCACCTGCAGGTAATACCCCTGCAGCGACAAAATTGGCGCGATGTTTGCGCCCGCCGCCGCGTTCACTTCCGCGACCTGCGCCGCCGACAACGTGACGCCCGGACGGTAGATGCCGAACGTGCCGGCCTGAATAATCGGGTCAGCGAGCGCCGCTTCAACCAAAGAGTAGCCAGCGCGATTATACGGAATGCTCTTGGCATTGCCGAACAGGACCATCAACGCCAGTTGCAGCGCGTTGTTGAACCAGATTTCGTCAATGTACGAATCCATCCACTGGAACTGGCCGGAAACCTGTCCGGTGTAAATCCACACGAACTGATCATTGGCCGTCGCATACGCGCCATAGAAGTTGTAACCGTTGGCGATCAGGTTGGACGCCACCAGAACATTGGTCACGTCGGCCACCAATCCGTCCTGAGCGCGGAAGGCGAAGGTTGTGCGGCCGTTGCGCGCGTTGAAGTCGATTGATGCCGCGATCCCGCAAACGAACGCCGCCTTCTGGTATGTCGGGCACCACTGCAGCCAGGTGCCGTCGTATGCTGCCTGCGCGATGAGGTATCCGAGCGATTGTGTTGCGGGCACTTGCGTCGTCGGGCTGGCGTCCGCATCCCAGCAGACGTAAGCATAACGATCCAGCTGCGCGCTTGTCCACGCGGCGAACGCCAGTTTGTTCGTGTTGCCGGAATTGTCCGGGTTGAATATCGTCATGAACGTCGCCCAGTTCTGGATGGTCTGAACGATCATGTCCATGAACGGGCCGGGCGTTGTGGCCGCCGCGCCTTGCGAGAGGACAGCGCCGGTGGCGCTCGTCAATTTGAGAGATGCGGCCAGCGTGCCGGTGGCGAAGGCGGACGTGGACACGACGCCCGTGATCCCGGAAGTAAACACGAACGCGCTGCTGACAGAATCATAAGTCACGACGACTGGCGTGGCAGAAGCTGTGATCAATTCGCCGCTGCCGACAGTGGACGATGCGCTGAGGTTGTACGTCCCCACGCCGCCCGTGCCGGTGCCGAGAGAAATGATCGTCGTGCCGACGGTGACATCGGTTCCGGAGATCGTCTGGCCGACCTGAAACGTGCCCGAACCGCCGAGCGTACCTGCGACGGTGAGGACCGTGCCGGCAATGGTTCCGGCCGAGCACGTCGCCTGTGACGGGTTGGTCAATGCGGCCTGGATCGCGGCGGCCATGGCCGATTGGCTATTGTCGGTGGAAAGATCGATGCTCGCGATGACGTGCGCGTAACCGTCCATCGTGATGGTGAGCGATCCGCTCAACCCCTGCAGCGTGGCGAGGGAAACCCCGGCCAGCGACCCGCCGCGCAGATAAGCCGCGACAGCCGCCGCAGGGTATTGCACGAACAGAACCGAGTCCGGCTTCACGGTTGAATTGTTGAAGCCGAGGAAATAAGTCTGCGCGGCGAAGTATTCATCCGACGACAAGCCGAAATAATTGCCGACCGCCAGTGCCGTTGTGAACGCCTGCACAACGCCATACGGAACGCGGCTGCTGGTCGTCAGGATGAGAGCCTGGAGATCAAGCGCCGAACCCCCAGCACTGAGGACAGACGGAACGACGCGGACGATTTCTGAAGCGGGAATTGTGCTCACGATCTGGGTTCCTTCTCTTACAAGGGATAGGTTGTGTCAACCTCAATCAGCCCAACACGGACCGTTGACATGAACTGCATCGGGACGATGATGCTTTGGTTGGCCTGCACCACGGCTTCAACAACCCAGCGATTTTCTGCCTGCTGTTCCGCGTTCATGAACGGCATCTGGCGCGGATCGTCAGCATGCAACGGGTACACGCCGGCCTGGGCTTGCGCAAAATAGCTCGTCGCGTATTCGTCCCGGAACAACGTGGACAGGATCTGTGCTTTTTCAGCGGACGCCGGCCCGTGCACGTCGCATTGAAATGTAACCTTCGTCGGCTGCAGGAGCATCTCCGCTCCGGACGCCATCAATTCATTCGCCAAGGTCTGTGCAACGCTGACGACGTAAGTGCCGGCCCCGCCAGGCGAACCGGAGGTTTGCGAATTGATGATCGTATTGGCCGCTACGTTCACCCCGAACAGCGTTCGTCCGACCAAGATCGTTCCGAACGTGACGGAAGCCACCTGCAACTCTGTCCCGTCAATGGCCGCCGTGAATAGGCAATCAGCATACGTGTCCGCGTTGGTCGAGATGCGCTCGCGACGTATTGGCGTGTAGACAATGAAGTCCTGATTTGAAGGCTCAGGCACGCGGTTCGTCTGACCGATGAACACGCTGCCACCAAGATCAGTTATGCTGGCGATGAAGTCGCCAACAACCTTTTGCGTCTGGTCCTGGGTCAAGTCGAGGTAAATCATGACCCGTCCTGGAGCGTGACGGCCGCACAGCACCAATCCGGCCAATACTCAAGCACCAGTGTGACCAGATAAACCCTGCCGTCCGGAAAGGTGATCAAGTCGCCGCCCTTGTTTTCGTTCCTGATCAAACCGTCAACCCGCCCATTGATATAGACCTTTTGTTTGACGCCTTGAATGTTCAGCGCGTCAAGCTGGCGAATGTCGTCATATTGAAGCGCCTGGATTTGGCCCCGCACGACGACCGGCGCGGCGAACGCCGGAACGCGATTGCGGTTGGCGTCCAGCGTTGAGCCGGTGGAAACCTGAATTGATATATTCACGTCCGGATTGACGGCAGACACCGCGCCACGAACGATTTGATGAAGGTTCATGCGCCGAAGGACGCCGAATTAATCGCGCCGGTATTTGCTCCCGCGCTAGACGTGACCAACATGGTCAGCTCAATCAATATGTGCTGCCCAGGCTGCAACCCGCTTCCAGTGACCATGAATGTCAAGGAAGAGGCCGTGACAGGAGCAATCATCTGCGCCGCAGAAACGGTAAGCGCCGCTTCAACGCCATCCGTCTCGGTGTAAGCATCAACGGTCAACGTGGTGTCGGCATCCGTCAACGTGCCGTCGCCCGTAACGACCGCGTTGATGACGACAGGAATGTCAGCCCCAGGAATATATGTGCCCGGTAAGTCAAACTCCCACAACGCCTTATCCGTGGCAGCGTCACCAGACGTTGTTTCGCCAACAAGCTGCAGCGAGGCTCCTGGCGTCCGCGCGACGCCCATCGCGCCATCAGCGGCCGTTGCGCCGAGAGGAATGCCGGCGTCACTTTTCGCATCAGTGAGTGCTAGGAAACGCGGTTGTGGCGATGCAGAGCCTGGAACAAAGGCTTGAGCCACGCCAACGGGTGCGTTAGCGTTACCGGGCGTGGCGACGGTGGAAATATAGAGCGTGCCGCCTGGCACTTCCTGCGAAGTCGTGGTGACGTATGGCTGCGGCGTCATTTCTGTTCACTCCTTGTTGACTTGGAAGTCAACGCTATTGATCATCACCGAAGTATCTATCAGCGGCTTGCTGAAGCCCTTACGGGCGATTGTCGCCGGGGCGAGCGGCGGATCATTGGTGTCAACAATTGACTGGCGAAGTTGTCCGGCGATTGCCGCGCCGACTTGGGCCAACGTCTTGTCTGCGTCATAATCATTGGCCTTAAAGTTCGCCGCAATTGCGGCTGGCCATTCGCTCTGCTTCTCCGCCACCATGTTACGGAAAAACGGACGCGGCGGAATGCCCACGGCCGGCGCACCAAAATCCTGAATGGCCGCAACTGTCGCCACGTGCGTGCCGTCGGGGTAAGTGGCCTTCGGCAGGAAGCCAACGTCAACGGTTTTGGCGTTTGTGGCGCCCACCGCGAACTTTTTGAGAAGCTTTGTGAGCGCCTCTCCGCCGGTCACCGAAGCCATGGAAAGGCCCCGAAGACTGATCCGATTGGATTTTGGCGCAATGGCCCAGCGACATAAAATCCGGTCCGGAATGCCAGCGTTGCCGCGTAAACGGCCGCGCCATATTTTGTCTGGTTCCAGAATGCCTGAACATTGGTTTTCGCGGCAATGAAATCAAAGGAAGCGTTGACGCTCCCTTCCCCAGCCGAAGCGATCCGGCCGGGCGGTTGCAATGGGCTCGGGACGACGCTCCCGAACGTCGCGAACAGCGCCGCCATATGGGCGGTGCCCATATAGAGGATCCATTTGCGCTGCGTCAAATCGCAGAAAGGTGACGTGGCAAGGTTGTCGATGAACAGCGTCGTCCGAAAGAACATGTCTTTCGCCGATTGCTCGGTGATTCCTCCGAACTCCGGATAAGCAAGAAGCCATTCGGTGAAATCGAACGTGACAACCCCGGCCATCAGTTGCGCGCCGTTTCGATCTTTGAGGACATATTGCCCAAGCGCTTGCCGATGTTCTCGGGATCAATGCGCTCAAGGCCGGTCTGAACGCCTTCGTGCTCTTTTGCGCTGCCGGTGATCTTTTGCTCATTTTCATAAGCGAAGATCATCTTGTTGACGACGTAAGGAGCCTTCTCATTTTGCTTCAGCCAAAGGTCCCAGTGGTCCTTCGGGATGCCGCGCGTCAACGCGAAGCCGTGCTCGATCTGGCAATGGGGAGCCTTGTCCTGCTCAAATGCATTGCCGTTGACCACATAGACTTCTTCGCGCGGGGCCATTGATTGAATTTCCCGGTGACCACCACCTGGAACAGGCATCAGCTGCGGCATCTTATCAAAGACGCGCAGCTGAAGTCCGTGGGGAAGTTTGCAAGCGACAGTGACGGTGGCCGTGCCTGTCGCGGGCGCGCTGGCCTGATTTGCTGCCATGGTAAATCTCTCTCTTCTGTTCGGGTCTTGCGGTCAGATGCCGAGCATCTGCGCGATTGCGAAGGGCTGACGGATGACCGCGCCCCAAGTGCCTTGCGTAAGCTTCTGCTTGAATGCCGAAAGCTCACGCACGACGGTGCCGGCGCGCATCTTGACGTTGAATGCGCAAAAGCCCGTTTTCTGGCCTTCAACATTCGGAGCGATTGCCTGCACAAGTTCGCCGGCCGCGATGCCCTGCGGGTTGGAAGCCGTCAACACGCCATACTGAATGGCCTTCTCGAACCGGATTTTCGGGAAGTTTTCCTTCAGCAGCGCCATCGTGTTGACGCCGAAGGAGTTGGCGGCCGTCAGTCCCATGGAGCTTTTCGGAGAGAAGGCGATGATGATTTCGTCCTCTTCCTCGATGTTGCCGCTCGACTGCAGGATCAGCTGCGTGATCAACGACTGAATATCCGTATAGACCTCGTTGGGCGTGGCCACCAGCACGTTGCCGTTGAACCACCCGACGCCGCCCCAGGCCTTGGGGGCGGGGGCGATTGGCGCCGGTAGGTTCGGATCGGTCTGCATGCCGTAATTCTGCAGGCCAGAGATGCCCTTGAAATACGACAGGTTCTGAAACTTGTTCAGGCCGATCGTGGCCGCCTCACGCACCTCATTCGCCCAATTGATCTTCGCGAGGCCGGCGCGATCCAGCTCAAGCTCGCCATATTCAGGCACCGCCTGATAAAGATATGACTGCCGCTGCGGAAAGTTCATGTTCGCGTTGCCGCGACCATTGTTGTTCCAATCGCCATACGACGACACTTCCGTCGTCGCCTCAACGATCGGGAACATGGCCGTCTGCTGCGTCCAATCGCCGCGCCGCTCTTCTCCGAGGATTTCAGCGGCCTTGTTCTTGGCCGTCAAAATCCGCAGGATGTTCGGGTCCACGATCGTGGTGAGAAACGACGGAATGCCGGAACTCGCCGTTGTGATCAGCGAGGGCTGAGCGTCCATGGCCAGTTCGTAATTCATTTTCCATGAAGGGTCGGTGAAGGCGACGGCCTCAGGGAAATGAATCCCGAATTCTTTTTCAAAGTGATCAAAAACAGGATCGCGGTTCATGCGTTTGTTCCTTCCTTAAATGAAGCGATCAACCGAGCAGGTGATCAGAGATGGTGACGAGTTCGCCGGGCGCGGCGACCGACATGGCTTTCCATTTCGTGGCGACGCCGGCCAGGACCGTGAACGCCGTGTCACCAGCGCCGGTCGAGGCGTTGGTGCGGTACGTCCCGAGGCCGCCAGTGCCCGAAATGAACTTCGAGATCTGAATGCCGCCCGTGTTGCTGGAACTGGTCACGGAGTCATTCAGTTCAAGCGTTCCGGACAGGGCGCTGGCGGCGGTGAGCAGCCCGCCAGCGACCACGCCCGTGGACGTATCCGCCACCGTCTGCGCGATGTCCACCGCGTAGGTCCCCGTGCCGCCCGTGCCGGTGCCGAGGGCAGAAATCTTGGTGCCGGACGTAATGCCGCCACCGCTGAGCCCTGCGCCGACGACGATCGCGCCCGTGCCGGACGTGAGCGACGTGATGGTGAGGCCACCGCCGCTCATGTTCAGGGTGGTAGAGGCCACCGTCTGCGACACGTTCACCGAGTAAGTGCCGACGCCGCCAAGCGTGCCACTCAGCTGACCGGTGATGATCGTCGAGGGATCGACGCCCGTGCCGGCGACGGTCTGCCCCGCGCCGAGCACCGCGCCGGACGCAATGGCCGAAATGGTCATCACCTGACCGGCGATCGAGCCGGTGTTCCCAGTGTTCGGCTTGATGGCCGAAACATTGAGCACAATCGCCGCCAGAGTGCCTGTGAACGTCGCGCTCGTCGGGGGCGACGCGCCGAACGTCACGGAGCCATCGCTGGAATCCGCATAAGCTGTATCACCGATGGCGGTCGCCGCAGCGCCAGCATTCGTGACCAGGAAGTCCCCGCCGTTGTAGATGTTGCCGACGAAAGTGCCGGGAATCATCACATTCGAGGAGGCCTGGAGGTAGACGGTGATGTCAGCGCGCAAGCCCTGACGGCCAATGAACCCGGTCACTGACCCAGGGCCGAAGTTGTTCAGCGCCCGAGTGTTCACCGCGTCTCGCCAAGCGAACCGGCCAACCGTGAGGCCAGCAGCGCCCGAAACAAATTCGGACGCTCCAGCGGGAACCGACCAGCGCGGATTGACATTGGCGAAATCGCCGGCAATGCCAATGGCCGGCTGGACATTCACCTGAGAGGGAAAGTCACCCATAATTCAATTCTCCTTTTGATTGACTTGAAAGCCTCAGACGCTGAGGCGGTCGATGTTGTGCTTTTTCGCGAACTCGGTCAGCGCGTTGCCGCTGTCGGCCGCCAAAGGCTGGCGATTGGCAGGGCGAGCCTTCAGCTGATTCACGACAAGCTCCACCATCGGCCGCAGGGCCGATGGGTGAACGCCTTTGTGCTTGACGCCGGAGTGGTCGAGCGCAGCGACGTAAATCTTTTCTGCCGTGTCCATCGCGATTGTGACCTCGCCGATGATCGGCCGGACCAGGTTCTGGGCTTCGGTGCGGTCCGCGAACTGCCGTTTCATCTCGGCAATGGTTTCGTCGCGATTTTTCCGCAGCGCCGCGTCCATGGCCGTTTTGTTGACCATGCCCTTCATCTTCATCTTCTCCTTTTCAGCATCTTCATCTTCGTCGGTCGCGGCCTCCGGAAGATCGTCGGCCATTTCGTCTTTGGCGTCGCCGTCGCCACTCCTCATGAGCTCAAGCACGCGGTCAATTTCTTCAGGCTGGCACTTCCCTTCGAGAATGGAGCGCAGTTCCTCTTCGCGGCCATCATCGAAGGAGATGTCGTTGAGCTCTTCCGCGTCATCGTCTTCATTCTTCTTCGCCGACTTGGGCGGCTCTTCCTCGTCCATCGCCTCGTCCGAAGGGCTCAGCTTGTCGAGAAGCAAGTTGAGATCGTCGAGCGAAGCGTCCTTGGCGAGCTTGCCGGCCGTGGCCTTCTTGAGATCGATGACAAGCGTCGGGCGCACCGTCTTGAAATTGCGGGCAGTCGTGCCCTTGAGAATGGCGCGCAGGTCGATGCTTGAATCCTTCGCGAGCTTCGGCCCGAGGTACACCATCAATGCGCCCTGGGTGATCGCCGCGTGCCGAGACAGCACGGGGTTGGTATGCTTAGTCATGGTCTTCTCCTTACTGTCGTTGGCTTGCTTAGTCTCTTTTTTCGGCCCGTTCTTTTTTTCGTCAAACTGGCCGACATTCCAATTCACCTTCATGCCATTCGGCAGTGAATCTCCGACCACAACGTCTGTTCCGGCGCGGCCGTCCTTCACTATTGCGACGTGGTTGCCGCGAATGTTGCGCATCACGCCGTCATACCGCTGGCCTTTGTAAGTGCCGGACGTCATGTCCGCGTCGTAACGGTATGACGACGAAAGTTCATGCTGGCGCTCATTTTCAATCTCTTCGATCATCGCCCCGTCCCAAACGGTGAGCGGCGCATCAAGGTAAGGGTCATTGAACTCAACCTTGTCTCCGACCGACCCGACAACATCGTCCCTCGGATGGTCAGCGGCGAAACTGGGCGTGTGCCGCAGCAGCAGCGGCTTACCGACAAACGTGGCCGCGCCCTTGCGCAATTCTTCCGGATCACGGAAAAGTTGGTAAACCTTTTCCGGATCAAGGCCCAGGCTCTCGCTGTCCGGGATTTCTTTGCCATAATAAGGGTTCACGCAGGCCTTTGAGATATGCGACAAGGCCACGCGCAAGTGGCCGTCCTCGTCCTTTGAGCGCACAGAGTTGCGGTCCATGGCCACGCAGTCGTTGGCGGCTCCATCAACGAGATGAAGGTCGCCAGACTTATACATGAACCTGTTGTCCTCTTCCTCATCGAGCATCGTCATTGAATCAACTCGCAATTGATTATTCTTTTTTTGGCATCGATCCCTGTGATTTTCAACTTTGAGCCACGTTGAATGACGATCTCAAATTCATCATCATCGATGTCGGCAGCCTTGATGGCGGCAGCTTTCTGCCCCTTTTTTATATTGACTTCAAGAATCAAAGACCCATCCCCTTTGGCGAAGGATTTCGCGACCGACTTTGAGGTCGATACGCTAATGAAGCCATTGTCTTGAAATTCGTCTCCAATTTTTGCATTCTTGAGAAACTCTTCGGCCATGTCGCCGCTCATTCCCCGATACGTGGACACATCTTTTAACATGGATGATCGATTAAGCCACTCTTCTATATTTTTTGTCGATACATAGCTTTTGGCGCCTGATTGGTGCTCGCCTGTCTTGCGAAGGTGGCCATTCATTTTTGAGAATTGCGTGCCCTTGTAATTCACTATTGAAAATATCTCGCCATCGCCTTGTGGCTCCGGGCGATTGGCCGCGACTTCTTTCAGAGCCTTTCCGTGCGGGGAGGCGAAGAACTTTTCATAACGCTTCTGTTCGCGGGTTTTTTTACCGCCAGAGCCTTTCCCGAACTCGCCATTGTCGGCGCGAGGGTGCTTGCTTTCATCAAACTCACCTGCGTCGTTGGCCAGCTTTCCTTTGATGATCTTCTCAACGGCAGGATGCATGGGCGCCGGCAAGGCGTCCGGCAAGAACCATCCATGGTCAGAGTGTTCGTTGTTCAACTTGATCTCAGGCAATGGACCGTGCAGTGGGCAATGAAAGGTTGAAAACTTCATTCCGTTCGGCGTCGTCACTTCGTTGGGGTCTGAAAAGCTCGCGTCGCCATCAATTGGCGCCCAGCCGATTTCTTCTCGTGATTCGCGCAGCGCGCCTTGCGCAGGCGTTTCGTCCGGCTCAACACCGCCGCCCGGCAGCGCCCAGTGGCCGACGTAATTGTCCTTGCCCTCTTCGCCAGCTCGCTTGAGCAACAAGACGCGGCCGTCGGGGGCGACGTACATGACGCCTGCAGCGCGCTTGGCGGGGGCCGCATCGTCTTCCGCATGTTCCGGCTCCGCCGCTTCTTCACGTAGCCACTTCGTGATCAGCATGCCGAGTTGCGACCAGTCCGGGCCGCTCATGTCGTGCGACACAAACTCCTTGCCGACCTTCTGCGAAACGCCAGCACGCTTCGCGAATGCCGGGTTATGGGCCACAGCTTCCATGAAACGGTGTTGCTTCGCAGATTTGGTCGGCACGGGTCTATGACCTCACGAGCACTTCGGATCAACGGCGACGCACATCTGGTAGATGACGCGCGCCGACTGGCCGGTCTTCGGCAAGAGCGCCTTGATGATCGTCACTTCTTCCGGCGACAGGTCGTTGACGCCATCGCGAAGCTTGTCCGCGAGCTTTGCGCGCTCGACGATGGCGCTCAGCTTCATGTTCTCTTCGCCTTGGTAGCGCACGTCAACCATTCGCGACAATGCGACGCCAATCTTGAGATCGCCATATTTGTCGCACTTGGTCTTGTCAACGTCGTTCACCTTGACGCATTCCTGCAGCGGCGTGCCGCTGTCGGTCAGCAGCAGGTCGTCCAGCGACGCAGCAGCGGCAGGAACCGCGCTGAGCGCCAAGACGATCACAAAAGCAGATTTAATCATTTCTCTCTCGCTCTCTCAACATCTCCCGCCGTGAATGGCGGTAAGATTCAGCTTAAACACAAGTTCCGCCGACTAGGGCCGTAACAATCCCGCCCGTGTACGTCACCCCTGTCGGCGCGACTGAACAAACCGCGCTGATGCCGGCCACGCCCCCGGCTTTGTATCCCAAGGCATCGATGGTCGCATAACCAGTCTGCGCCGTCGTGCGGATTTTCAGAACCGCGTCGGTGGCGAAGTCAAAACCGACGCCGGCCGTGGCCGCATTGTTCGTCACGTTCATCTCGCCGTCTGCCGGCGACGAGACCAAGCTGCGGCCGCTCCATTGATAAGATGAACCGGCCCCGGCCACAACATTGCTGCTAATGGTGACGACGCCCGCTGAAGAAACAGAAAATCTCGCAACCCCATTCAGCCAAACGCTGAGCAGGTCCCCAGCGAATGCGCTGGGCGCATTGACTCCGAGCATTGTGCCCGCAGTGTTCCAGATCGTCGTGGTTGCGCCGGCCGTCTCAATCAACGCCAGCGGCTTCGTGGTCGTGGACGTGCCACCTGTTATCGGCGCACCGCTGATCAAAAATGTGGAGGAGGACAGCGCATTGCTGCTCGGCAGAGTGAATGAACCGTTCACGGTCAACGACAGCGACGCCGCCAGCAAGTTGCCTTTCATCAACGGTGTTGAGCCGGTGGTTGAGCAAACCTTAAATTGACTGGCCGTGCTGCTCGCGTCCGCGTCGCAATTCGCGGCGGTGCCCATTATTATGTTGTTTGACCCGGTGGAAAGCGTGACGGAAGCCACGCTGTACCCCATGATCAAGTTGAAGCTTCCCGAGACGATTGCTGATCCGGTTTGGTATCCAACGCCTATGTTGCCAGTGCCGGAAGCGTCAGCATCAAGCGATTGAAAGCCCATTGCAACCGAGCCGGTGCCTGTCAGGTGGGCTTTCAGCGCTTGCGCGCCAACGGCCGTGGTCTGGCTGGCCGTGGTTATGGCTGTAGAGGTCGTGGCCCCAACGGCCGTGTTGCTGGACGCGGCCCCTGCAATATTAAGCAAGGTGTCCTTGCCGAAGCTGGAATTGCTGCCGCCAGTGTTGGGTGACCCGGTTGAACCTTCTCCCGCGCCGGAACCCATGAACGTGTTGTTGACGCTCGTGACGTTCGCCCCGGCGAACAGTCCGAACGCGCTGTTGGATGTCTGCGTCGTGATGGCGGTCAACGTTCCACGACCGAATGCGGCGTTGTTTGACCCCGTAGTCAGGTTCTGCAAAGCATTGACGCCCACGGCCGTCGTGGCCACCGTGCCTTGGATCGAACTAGCGGCGTTGTACCCTATGATGACGGCATTTGAGCCGGTATGTGGCACGGCGATGTCGTAAACCGAAGCGCCAACTGGCACGTCCCCAAATAACAACGTGCTGATGGTTATGGATACATTCGGGTTAACTGAAACGATCGTGGATCCAACTTGTGCGCAGCACAAAAAGACCGTATCCCCGACGTGATAGATGGTCGTGTCAGTGAAGAACAACGTCGCCGTGCCAGCGGACGAGACGCTGGTGACGGTTGTGGAGGGTGAAGTCCCGACGCCGGCCGAACGGCCAATTATGACGTTATTCGACCCCATGCCGAACTGATAGGCGTTCTGGCCGATGACGACGTTGCCGTCCGTATCGACAAGCGACTGCCCCGCGCCTTGCCCGTAAAGAGTGTTAGCCGATCCGGTGGCGAGGCCATACGCGGCATTGAAACCGATGGCGGTGTTGAAGCTCGCAGTTCCGTGAATGTTGATGCATGAAGCCTCGCCCAGGCACGTGTTGTCTACGCCGGTCAGGGCCGGAGATGCGGCGACGCCGGACCCGCCGCGCCCGCTGAACGCGCCGATGAAGGTGTTGGACGACCCACCGATTGCCCACTGCCCGGCGACATGACCGACAAAGGTTGAGGACCGCCCATCGATCCAACTCTGCCCGGCCTCGAACCCGATGGCGACGGTGGAATCGCAAGTCACGCATGCCGCCAGCACGCCGCCTTGGCCGAGCGCCACATTGTTTGACGCGCCGCCCGCGCCGGTCGGGGACGGAAGCGCCCCGGTCCCGATGACGAGGTTCTGGTTACTGTCCGGAATGGTTTGCGAGATCGGCCCGTTGAATGTTGATGTACCTGTCACGGCCAGCGTGAAGGAGCCGAGCGTCGCGCCGCCCAGCGCCAGGTTGGCGGCCTCAAGGCCGGCATACCCGCTGTTGTCCGCCAAACGAACTTGGAGCTTGGCGGACGACCGGCGCAGCGACGGAGAGGAAGACGTTGTGTCGCCAAACGCCACGATGCCGCCCGTGACGACGTTCCCGCTAATCGCCAAGGCAGGAGAGGCCAGAACGCCGGTCGCGATATTGAATGAGAAATTGGCGTTTTGGTCAAGCGCCGTTTCATTCTGAAACAATACCAACTTGTCCGTGCCGCCCGTGATCGTCGCGCCGATCTCCAGCGACGCGGCCGGCGCAGAGCCGAGCAAGATTGACGCCGTGACCTTTTTCGACACGCCGTCCTGAACAAGATACAGCAAGTCCGCATCGTTCACGACGCTGGCGCTTGGGCATGAAGTCAACGTGCCGCAGACCTGCGCCTGTGCGGAGGAAAGCGCCGCCAACTGCGCAATGAAGAGCGCGAATATGATTCGAGGCATCAACTTCATCAAAGCTCTCGCGCTTCGTCAGCCATGCACAGCACAATGGCCAAGCAGAATAAGCAGAAGTCCAAAGCGGTCATTATCATGAACTGGCGCTCATTGGATGAGTTGCAGAACGGCGTTATCGACATCGAACGTCTGACCGGCAGTCCCGAGTGTTTGCAGCGCCATCGCATAGGTCGTTGTCTGCGTCCCCAAAAAGAGCGCATAGAAGCCGCCAGCGTTTGGCACGGGAGTTGCGGCAAATGCAGGCGCGGGCGACGACGTTGAGCCGTTGCTGTTGCTGGTCGCCGCAAGCGACGCGCCATTCACTGCGGAATAATTAAATCCGACGAGATAATAAGCGCCGACCGTCGTAGAGACGCCCTGCATCATCCGGTTCTCGCCGCTGGCCGAGCGCGTGAAGCGCGCCACGCCGCCCGATGCGGCATTCCAGGCAATCGAGCCGGACGCTATGGGCGTCGCCCACCCCGTAAGGCTTGTGGCGAAATCGGCGTTTGTAAGAAGATTCGCGTTGAACGATGGGCTTGTCGCATCCGTACCGAAGCTGACGGTCCAAGCGAAAGCCTTGGTTCCAAGCGTGCCGTTGGCCTGCTCAAAATAGATTTTTGTCCGCACGTCATCGCGAACAATCACGAAGCGCCGACCAGGGGCGCTCGTGCTGTGCCAACGCATTGTGCGCCCCGAAGACGAGTCACGGATTTGCACGTCAGGTGACGTAAGCAAATATGTATAGCTCAATGCTGCTATCGGCACACTTAGGCGCGAGGCCCCGTCAGTCGGGGCGACAGACGCCGAGTCGGCAAGGTGGCTGAATATACCCATTCCAATGTAAGTCGTGGTGTACGATTGGCTCGAAGAAATAGACGGGGCGTTGAATGCGATCGTTCCGTCGGTGCTTGCCGTTTCCGAAAACCCCGTCACCGTCACGGTATTGGACGAATTTACGATAGACGAGTCGTGGGTTACGACAAGCTGTGTGCCAATCGGCGCATCCGTCATCGGGTTGAACGCCACGCCGTCCATCTTGAGCGTTTCTGCCGTGACTGTCTCGCCGCCGTGATACGAACCGGCAAAGAGGCCGTTCGCGCTGAAGGCATAGTCCTGCGCGCCGACATCGCTTGAATAGGTGTATGTCGCGTCGGCTGGCGCGGAAGCAAACGTCGGCAAAACGCTCGTGCCAACGTAACGCCACGGCTGAAACGGCGAACCAACCGATCCGGGTGGCGTGCTGGAGTCGCCATTGTTGTTGCGGATGAAATGATGGCAGAGGATGACGCCAGATGTTGTTGTATTGACGACCGCATAGAAGCTGTTGGCCGTGTCTATAACAATGCGGATTGACGGCGGGGCAGCGCCGCTGGCCCCTGCGCCCAACAAAAGCAGCGATTGCGCAAATGCGACCGACGACGCAAAAACGAATGCGGCTACAGCTACAAAGTATTTTGAAAAGCGGTTCATCTTATTTATAAACAAAGTTGATAGCCACACCCGTTGCGGCGTTTGTGTTGTCGTTGTCGGCTAAACCGCCCGTCAGGCAAAAGCCAATGCCGGCGCTGAAGCTCATGCCGACATTGAGCGGCAAGACGAAGCCCGCGCCTGCCGTGGAAGCTGGCACGGGATACGTCTGCAAGACCGCATCGCTATTGCATGTCGGCGCGGTCGCCTTATCATACAATTTCAGATAGTAGAGCGTGGCCGTCGTGTTAATAACGGCCAGCGCGTAGACGTTGCCGGCAGACGCTTTGACGTTCGTTGCGTTTGTGGACGCCGCCGACAGGTAATGCGCTGGCGTCGCGCCGCCGCTCGTAGCTCCAGAGCCGGAAACCACCAGCGGATTGGCCGCCGTCCCGCAAGGGCCAACGCCGACACAGATCAGCCCGACGCCGGGCACCGCCTTGCCCGCGCCGTTGGGATAATCCTGGGCGAGCGACGGAGAGGCCGACGCCCAAACGAGCGCCAGCAGAAAGAGCGAAAGCAATTTCATGAAAACCCCACCACGACGGGCCGTGATACGCATCGGCAGTTGATCAATTCCCCAGGGAAGATGTGCCGGCCCTCATGCGGGTCAAACCACCCTTCGCTGCATTTGTACCGCGTCTTCGCCATGCCGGCCGCGAGATGAGTCGGGCGCGGCTCCTTGCCGGCCGTCGAATGAACCCATATCGCTTCCGCAATGCCGACTTCCTGATAACGCGCGTTGATCAGCGCAGACGTGGCCTTGTTGTTCTGGTCGCGGGCGATTAGCGCGGCGCGACGCTTGGTGACGCCGAATTGCTTGCGCAGGTCGTCGGACAATTGGCCGAGATCGCGGCCGGTCTGCACGGAGCGCATCACCATGCCTTCAACTTCACCAAGAAACTTCTGCGGAATTGACTTGATCAGCGCGACGTTCTGGTTGACTGTGGCGTTGATAATGTCGCGTTGCGCGCGGGTCATTGCGAAGTTGTTGAGCGTGAAACCGCCATCGCGCAAAATCTTGGCCAGTTGCGCGTCGGTGCGCTTCGAAATCGACATCGCGAAATGCTTCGCCATCTTCTTGCTCATGTCGCCGAAGCGCCGTTGCCACTGGCGCGTCAGCCTATCAATCACAGCCTTCAATGCTGAAGCCGGAAGTTCATCTTGCGCAATCACGGGCTCATTGGCGTTGTAGGCTGACCGCACCCAATGCATGACTGACTTGAACATTTCATTGACGAGCGCCTTGAGCTTCTTACGGTACACCGCTTCAATGCCCGCGTTCGGGCGCACTGTGCCGAGCGATTTAAGGGTGACGGCGATCACAGAATTTCGCCCTTTCCAAGCGCCGGACGAAGGCGCATAATGGCCGGCCGTCCATGGCGAAGAGGAGAGCGAAGATGAGCGACGAAAAAGAGCCCAAGCCTGAAGCGACAAAAGAAGAAAGCGAGCAGGCCGCTGCAAGAGAGCGCTTTGAATACAAGGAGGGCGACCTTCAAATAATCAAGGTCGGAGAGCCCAAGCCCCCGGCTGATAAAGAAAAAGAAGAAGATCACTGAACCAATTCACATTTCATGTGACTTTTCTCGAAGTCGAACGACACGACCCGCAGCATCGATCCGCACTGCACGATGATTTCGTTTTCACCGTCAGAGTCGTCATGAGCGCGAATTGCTGCGGCCTTTTGTCCTTTCTTCATGGCGATGTCCATTGTCATTCCATCATACCCATCTTCGCCCCAATTTTTGGCAAAATCTGGGCTTGTTGTGGTGCTGATGAACCCACGGTCCATGAATATTGATCCTTCAAACGCCATCGAGCGCAGGAACTTTGCGTATGCGCCTTTGATTCCTCGATGGACCGTTACATCAATAGGCAGTTCCGCTCTGTCCAGCCAGGCCTCTACATACTTCGTTTCATGGCTGTGCTTGCCAGAATGACGAAGTTTGTCGTTCATGCTTATATAGCCAGAACCTTTATAAAAACTGATGGCGCTGGCCTCTTCCTGCGTGGGAGTGGGCCGCGCTTTGGCGATCTCTTTGCGGGTGGCGACATGAACGGGGACTGCGGGTTTCGGCTGCAGGTGGTCTGGAATCTGCTCCATAGTATTCTTGACGCCGAGGCTTTCAAACTTCGCTTTGTCGCCGTCCAGGAGCGCTTGCAGCGCTTCGCTGCCTTGACCCTTCTTCGTCTGGAAGCTGGGCGTTTGCAGCGTCCAGCTTCCAGACTTTTCTAGGGCGAGGAGCGATTTGCCCTTTTGCAGGATCGTCGGGTCTTCACCATTGGCTGAAGACAATAAGGTGAACCCGGCATTCAACATTGTGGCATAAATGTGAGCTTTTGCCGGTTCGACTTTTGCCGGTTCGGCTTTTGCCGGTTCGGCTTTTGCCGGTTCGGCTTTTGCCGGCAGGTGCTTTTCTATGACCGCTTTGGCTTGATCAAAGAACTTTTGCTTATCCGCGCCTTTCAGCTGCGTGACGAGCTTCTTGAGTTGATCAAGACTCTTGGGTCCTTTTTCCCCGGCCGCATTGTTTATGGCCGTGTGCAAGTCTTGATAGATGTTTTTCTTCACTTCATTGGGCAATTCAACGATGCCCTTGAACAACTGGCCCTTTTGCGTGATCGGGGCGATACCACCGCCAGACCCTTTCGAGAATTGACCGCCCTTGTCGCGCGGGTGCTTGCTTTCCTCGAACTTGGCCTCGTCGAGCGCCCACAGCAGTTCATGAAAGTCAGCGTCCGAAGCGAGAAAAGGGACCACGCTGTCCTCAGCTGCCTCCGGACCGCCAACTCCTGTTTGGACGACGTGCACGACTTTCATAGTCTTAGTTTTCTTTTTACCTGATAACCTGTCTTTGTACGTCACCGACTCTTTGCTAACTTTCAATACGTTGAACTTGCCGCTTGAAGTTAACTCTCTGTCGGTATCAATCCCGATGCTGAACCCATGGCCCACCCCGCGCGGGTGAATCTTGTTTTCGCTACGAGACCAAAACGCAGGCACCGTGGCGTGCTCGTCTTCGCGTCGAGAGCCTTCCATGGCCCGTGTTGGCAGCATACGTGCGCCAGGATCAACTTTAATAAGGACGCCGCCAGCATACGTCATGGCTGAATCTTGATCCGCCGAGAATGCCACAGGGCCGCCAAGCTCAAAAGAGCCGCCTTCCTTAACTGAAAAGGACTTACACCCACGATATGTGGTCTCTGAAGTTTTCGGCGCGTGCTGTAAGGTTTCAAAGTATCCAGCAGTATCATGGGATACTTTGCGTAAATCATCATGACTAAGCCCGCTCGCATTAAGCAATTCCTGGATGTTGGGATTAGATGCCAACTCGCTTATCTGCGTCCCCTTGCGCGTCTGATTGACGATTTCTCTTATGGCCAATGACTTCTTGTTATCGGCAGCATACAAGCTTACGATATCAGCGGCGCTCTTAAAAGACGGATTGGAAGCGTACTCCTCGTGCAATTCCTTTGCTAATTTCTTATTGTCTTCGTAGGATAGCTGGTCAATGCCTCGATGCGACGCAAACTCATTTAATTTTGTTGTCCCAGGGCCTTCGCCAAATTGACCATTCTTTGCTCGTGGGTGTTTCGCTTCGTCAAAATCACCAATATCATCAAAAGACAAATCGTCGCTTAACCGCGAAAAAGGGATCACGCTGTCTTCAGCTGCCTCCGGACCGCCAGCGTCCTCGTCCTGCGGCTGCGGCCGTCCGCCTTCCGGCTCAAGGCCGGTTTCTTCCTCGCCTTGTAAGTCCGGAACGTTCTCCACGTCAATGGACGAGTAAGCCGAGTTCTCGTCAGCCGCCACGGCGGCGCGCACCTCTTCCGGAGCGAGAACGCCTTTGTCGATATAAACGCCGGCCGTGTCGGCCTCTTGCTTCCGGACCGCCGCGCGCTTTTCCTCGTCCAATGACCAAAGCGGCTCCCACCGCCAGACAATGTCGTCGTCGATGTCGCCCCACAGCGTCATCATCAAGACTTTGGCGAGCTTGGTTATGTTCGGAGTGCCGATGCGCTCCTGCTCTGATTTGATCGTGTCGTAGAAGGCGCGAATTTCCCCGTCCGACGAAGCGTTCAGGCCTGATGGCGTAATGCCGAACAATTTGACGAGCGGGATGCCCGCGATGCCGGCCATTTGCTCCTGGGCCTGCGCCTGCAGTTTGTCCAGCGAACCGAGCGGCGCAGAGACGTTGGTGAAGCCCTCGCTGTCCTTATCCACCATGAACAAGCCGAGGTTGTTGCGCGCATCATTGTAAAACGCACCGCGCGCTCTCAACAACTCCATTCCGCCAGGCTCCATCATTGCGTCCATTTGAATGGACATCACCATGGTCGAAAAGTTGCTGATCAAGCTCGACACAGACTGTCGCGTCTCAAGCCAGTTCTGCACATAAGGGAAAAGCAACTGCGTGAGCGAAACACCACCGAACAAATACTGCGGCTTCAGCATGTCCGGAACCGGACGCGAGTTGAACGACAAAAGGCGCGAGGAGTTCACCTGATTGGACAAAATGAACCAAGTTTGCGGCCGGTAAAAGTCGTCAGCCAGCGGATCGATGGCGTTGTACTGATTTGGGTACATCCATATCGGCTCAATGCACCGCAGAGCTTTCAGCGGATCGCCCTTTTTAATTTTCGCACGCAGCAACCGGTCACCGAGCGGGGCGGTCAGTTCATCGCCCTTCGCGCCGGTATCGATCAAGATGTGACCAATGCCGAAGAAGTTATCAAGCTCGTAGCTGCGGCGAAAGGTCTCTTGAACATTCAGCCGATCAAACTCGTCCATGAGAGCATTGATCTTGTCCGTCTTGCTTTCGTCTTCAGACTTGCTGACGAACTTGCCCCATTCCCGCGTCATCTCATTCGCGAGAATGGAGCTTGGTCGGCGGAACTCCGGAATTTGCGCGAGGTCGCTGAGCAACGCATAACCCATGAAGCCATAGCCGCCCCAGGCGTGTTGCGCTGCGAAATTTCTGACGCTGACGATTTGCGAATCAGCGGCCAACATCGGCTTGCCGTGCCCGGCCGGAATCACACCGGGCGACGGCGCAGGGATGCTCTCCTGAAAAACCAGAGAGGGGCGTCCGCCCTCCGCCCCTGGTAAACGTACCAGCGGGGCGCGCGAGGCCCTCAGCCGCCCAGCGGCCTCGGAGAAAACCCGTGCCCGCTCCAGGTTCGCGGCCCTGAGCTCGCTGTCCGTCTTGGCGCGCACCTGCGGCGGGGGCGTGAGGCCCCAGTTCGCCAGCTTGTGCAGCGCCGTCCGCAGGCTCATCGGCCGCGCAAGCTCCGCGTCATGCTGAAAACACCAACCGCACACGTGATCAAAATCAAGGCTCCAAGCAAGACGTTAATCATTTCCGCTCACCCCTTCCCAAAAAAGGGCGCGACGTTCACAAGCTGTTACTTGTCGCGCCCAAAGTTGCGGGAGGAAACGCCCAGGTTGGGCAGCGTCCGACGGAAATCCGCCGAACAATTTTCCGGCGCGCAAGCGGCCGGGTCCCTGAAAGGTCACCGCCCCAGTGACCTGAACACAGAATGATAATCGTTCGCGTGCGCCACCAAGGCGCTGTAATCAAGCTTCTTCGTTTCGGTCAAATGGTTGAAGGCCCGCGAAGAAGCGTCAATCTGGTCGTCGTGCTTGCCGAAAGGAAAGTTGCGCAACTCTTGCACGTAAGCGTTGTTCCATTCAGCGCGCACCATGCCGACATTGCCGACGTTCATCTGAGAAGCGAACGGTTCGGCCCGCGTCACCTTGTCTCCGGATTCCAGCGAAGACACGACGCGGAATCCGCTCAGGGCCTTGGTCAAATAAAACACCGCCGACTTGCCGGCGGCACCAGGGTCTTGCGGCAGCGAGATTGTGACGCTCTTGCCGTCTCGCTGCGCATTAGTGACGACCATGCGCTCAACCGCTTCTGGCGACCCTTGCAGCGTGTCCACGTCCTCGACGATGTACTTCCCGTTCCCGGTGACGCCCATCAACAAGCCGACCGTCGGGTCGCCATCATTGTGCGTCGCGCCGAGATCGTAAGCCCGCACCTTGCGCTTCACATCACGCGCCGAAGCGTCATAGCTCAGTGAGCGCTCGTCAAAGAACCCGCCTTCCCCCGGCGTGGGCCGCTGCTGATACTGACCGCTGAACGTGTACGGCATGGCCTTTTCCATGCGCCGCAGTTCCGCGACCGAATGCTTATCCGCCCACAATGCCGTTCCATCGGGTTGGAGCGCCGGCAGACAAATGAGCTTCCAGCTTTCCCCGGACCCTCCAGCAAGCAGCCAGCCGGCTAAGTCCTCTTCGTGCAAACGCTGCATGATCAATATGATTGGCGTCTTGGGGTCGTTGGTGCGGGACTGAAGGGTGCTTTTGTACCATTCAATCACGCCGTTGCGGACCTTGTCGCTGCGCGCTTCTGTCGGCTTGATCGGATCGTCGATTATGATCGCGCCGCCGAAGCCTTCACGCATTGCGCCCGCGCCGAAGCCTGTGATCGTGCCTTCTGTGGACGAAGCGTAAACGCCCCCGCCATTGAGTATGTGCCACTTGTGGCGAGCGCTGCTGGTCGTATTGATCATCGTTTCCGGAAAGACGCCATGATAAAATTCCGAACGCACCATCTCGCGCGTTTCCCAAGAATTTTGCTCCGCCAATTCGCTGGAATACGAAGTCATGATGAAGTTTGAATGCCTTGATTTGCCGAGCGACCAAGCCACAAAGCTCTTGCACAGATGGGTCTTGCTGTAACGCGGCGGGATATTTATGATCAATCTTTTGCATTGACCATTGAACACTTCTTCCAAAGCGTTGCAAATCAACTCATGATGCGCCGCGCGCTGCCACAATGCTCCGGTCAAGTGGATGAACATGTAGCGCGTGAAATAATAAAGGTTGTTGCTCGCCATCCTTTGATGGACGTAAAGCTGCTTGAGGTCGTGAGCCACAGTCACGCGCGTTCAATCGATCCGGAAGCGGTGCCACTCGCGCGCCACCTTTGCGCGCAGGCTGTCCAGCGGTTCATCCTCGAACAAGCCAACAGAAGCTGCGGTCAACAATCCGCCGGGCGCTGACGTTCCGTCGCCTTCCATCAAGCGGCGCTGATGATCCTGCGTGTGTTTGGCCACAATAGCGTCGATCATTGCTTCCGGGAAGATGATGGCGCGAACCTCGATCATATCTGGTCCTTGATCTTCTTGGCGATCTCAAGAAACTCTTCTTGCGTCATCGTCGTCGTGACGACCGGGCTGGCTTGATCACCGGAGATGATCGTCTTGTCGCCATAACGGTTTGGCCGCATCTTGCTCGCGAACCACTTGCGGCTGTCTACGCGCAAACGCGAGCGCTGAATGTGCTCGTGATCGACGACCTCTTGCTCTTCGCCATCCTTGTCGAGCCGCGTGACGAAGTCGGAAGAGCCATCATCAGAAATATCAATGATCTCTTCGGCAAGCACGTCTGCTTGAATTTCACGCGCACGCGCGTATGATTTTGCGAACTCTGGGTCTTTGTCGATATGAGCGTACACTGAATAGATGCAAGGTAGTCGCGGGTCCTTACAAATCTTGGTGAGGCTCTCGCCGCCAACCAGCCGCTTCAACACTTCGGCTTTGGCTTCCGCCGTTATCGTCGTCGGCGCACCAACACGCCGCTTCGGAGCTTTGGCTGCCGCCGCTATCGTCGTCGGCGCACCAACACGCGAGCCCACCGCAAAAATCTCCGTGGTTTGCTACTCCGGCCCCTCATCCATTTCTGGGAGGCCGATCCGGGATTCACTTTGATCGTTGCTCTGTCAAGAGACCGCTACGGATCATCAAAATGAAAGCCCAACTCACGCAGGCGCAAAGTCCCCCACCGGAACGCGCACCTGCGCAGTGCCCGCCTCAACCAACACTGATCGCGCGCCAATCTTCGCGTTTTGCGCAACGCGCACTTCCTGCCCGGCGAGAAAGCCGCCTTGCACAATCAACAATTTGCCGCTAACAAAGCGCACTTCCGCGCCATCAGGCAACGCCTCCAACGCGCCAGAAGCTTCCCACGCCTTCAGCCTTGTGATTTCTTCATCACACAATGCGGCGATTTCTTCATGGCGTTTGTTGTCACGAAATTCAACACAACGCAACAAACGACAATTCATCACCCGCTCAGGCATTGAAAACAATTCAAGCTGGCGCTCAACATTGGTGAAGTGAATGAACACATAGCGTGAGAATGCAACCTTCTCACTCATGATGAAGCGCCGCGCCTTGCGCAACCATTGCTGCGCCCTCCGCATCGGCACATACACGTCAGGCGCATCAACTCCGGCCAGCGACAAAGCCGCAAAGCGATCACGCAAAGCGATCTCTCGCCCGCCGCTCAACTCGCCAATGCCCCAGAAGCGCTCAACCAAAGTTTTCCGCCGCCCCAGCCAATGTGTGTTTGATTAAAAAAAATCGCCAAGAGCCAGGACTATGCCCTGCCACCGCCAAAAAGAAAACTGTTTTTTCTGGCCACCGCGCCGGCCCCCAAACCGATCCCAAAACCAAAACCGTTTGGATCCCAACTTCCCGCGTTCCCCCTCTTTTATCTCTTCTTCTCCTTTCTTTCTCTTTTATTTTCTTTCTCTTTTACTTTTCTTAACAGGGAAAGGAAGGGGAGTAAAAAAGAAAAGTGGTTTTGAGCCCAGCCCAGCTTGTTTCCGCTTCCATAACAGAGCGTTATTTTTTTTGAAAGTTTCCATGCTTCGCGGACCGTTTGGCTTTGGTTTTTGGCGCTCGCCGGAAAATCCCAAAAACATCACTCCGTGCCTTTTCTTGACTTGATCAATTGACCACGGACCATTTCCCAAAACCCAATGGCCAAGCTTCCATAAGGCCAAGCTTAAAATCGTCGCCCCGCCGCTTTCTTTCTCTCCGTTTTAGGCGGCTGAGGAGAGGCGGACCGCCCGGCCCCGGCCCAAACCCCGGCCCGCCGAGGGGCGGCGCTCTCCGGCCAACCCTGCCCCGGCAAGCCCCAAACCCCGGCCCAAAAGGCCCGCGAAAAACACCCCAAAATCAGCCCCAAAAATCACCGCGCTGACCCCAATAATTTCACTTTCTTTTTCTTTTGAATGGGCGCATACTCCTCTTGCCCCGGCGACGGGGCGCGGGCCGGACGCCCCCAAGCATAAGGCGTCCCCCAGCCGGTAGGCAGGCGAATTGCGGACCGAAGGCTCTTGGTCCTCGCGCAATCCCTCTGAGGCCGCCCCCTTCCAAACGGGGCGCGCCAAGCCTGGTTTCCGGTGGGCAATGTCGAAACGCAAAAGCGTCTGCGACGGGGCGGTACCCCACGCACTGAAGAGACAAACCAATCACCAACAAAACAGGAGCGCAGAAATGAAATCGCAAATCTCCATCCGGAAGGAAGCCGCCAAGGCCGACGAGCCGACGGCACGAGTCTACAAAAACACTTCCGATAACGCGGCTGCCATTGGCTGGGACCGTCTCCCGGAATACTGCATTGGCGACAGCGCACTGCCCTACGTCATCCACGATCACCGTCGGGGCTTGTTCATCTTCTCCGCAAGCCCCGCCTGACCCTTCGCAGCGCCGACCTCCGGGCCGGCGTCACGAAGCGCCATCACCAACGCTTCAAATAGGAGCAACTAATGACCGGATTTGATCAAGCCATAATCCGCCCACGCCCGCCATCGGACTTTACGCGTTTCCTTATGGCGAAAGGCTATTCGCAACATTGGTGCGTCGCGAAACGCATGACGCCTCACTTACGCGCCAAAGGAACCGAAAGCGCGATCCATCCTACCACATACAAAAAGCTCGAAATCCAATACGAGCGCATCACTGGCCGAGAAGCGTGGCGCATCGCGAAACGCTATGAGCAAGACTATGGAATAACCATGCAACAAGCGCTCTCACGCGGGCGCGCACTCGACTACATTGGAGACGTTATCAGAGAAACCGCGCCCGCGTGACGCTACATGGCCGTGGCGGTCTCGGCACCGGCAAAGGGCAAAAGTATGTTATGCAAGCGGACGGGCGCTGGCTGAAGATGGAGGGCTGAAATGGAAACCGTCGTCGGAACCTATGCCGCCGCAGCGTTCTTCTTCGTGTTGACGCTGTTCTTGATCTCTCGCCAGAAGTGAGGAGAAGCCAAATGAAAACGCATTTCGTGATCGGCAACAGAAAAGCCAAAGACGCAATTGAAAGCTTGTTGCGCAATCTAGCCATCAAGGCAGAGTATCGCGCCAAAATGGCTCTCAAGGCGCAATTGGCGGCAAAAACGCAGAAGGATGGCGCGCGCTATGCCGCCGAAATGTCGGTATGGAAAGAAATCGAAGGCTTGTACAATGAAATGGTTGTTCTTGAATAATCAATGACGCTGCTCGATTAGGCCGGTGACGCGGCCTAATCAGGAAGCGCCAGGGCTTCATAGTGCAATATCTAACCTAATGGGAGATTTCGGATGACAGCTTATGCAACATTAACCGGCAAACGCAATCGGATTGCCGAAGGAAATTATGTTAGCGTCGGTTACAAACTGATAACTGTACAGCAATCACCTACGGTTCGTAAGGATCATTTCAGCTTTTCAGTAGGTAGCTACCCTTGCGCAACTATCATAATGGACCGCGAGCAAGCTACTACGCTCGCAAAGCGTCTAAATGATGCGCTTATCAATCCTGAGTTTATGCAAGGGGCATAACACCAAGACACAAGAGAGGGCGAGCGTGCATAAAAGTGAGGCTATGATGAACTACAAAACCGAAGTCTACGACACATTTGACGGTGGCGCCTCATTCGGCTGCGCCTTTGTCCAGGACGCCACCAATGGCCGGTGGCTTGAGATCGGCCGCACGTGCAACTTCCGCACTCACCCTTGCGCTGTGCGCGCCCGCAAGGCGGCGGACAACCTCTGCAAGCGCCACGCAAAGGCGCACGGCAAAGGCCCATTCACTCTCGTCCGCGCCTGAACAACCCATCATCAAAAGGAGCAACCCATGCCAACCCACAAAGACACCGCCCAACAAGTCGCATTCCTCAACGCGCTGACCGCGACCAACCGCAACATCGCTCTGATCGCCCGCGCGGGCTGCGGCAAGACGACCGCCATTCTCCGCGCCGTGGACGAACTCGTCAAGACCCGACCCGCCGCCGAGATCACCGTCTGCGCTTATAACAAGGCCATCGCGGAGGAAGTGAAAGCCAAGTTGATCAAGGCCGGCCACACCAACTGGAAAACGGTGCAGGCCGCGACGCTGCACTCCATGGGCTTCGGCTTGATTAAGTTCGCGTTCAAGTCCGCCATTGACGACAAGAAAGTTCAAAAGCTGGTGGAAGGGCTGAACACCGACCTCGCGCGGTCTTACGCGCCTCAAATCGCCACTCTGGTGCGCTACGCGAAGCAAGCCGCTTTCGGCTTCTTTCCCGACAAGCCGATTGGCGACGTCACCGCCTGGCATGCGCTGGCTGATCACTTCGACGTTAACGGCCTGGACGACACGTCTGAAATGGACGAAATCGTCGGCTATGCGCAAACGGTCTACCGCGCCAGCCTGCTGAAAACAGACGTCATTGACTTTGACGACATGATCTTGTTTCCTTTGATCAAGAACATGCGCGTCAAGTTCGGCCGTGACTATTTGTTTCTGGATGAGGCGCAAGACCTCTCTCCGGCCCGGCAGGCCTTGGCGCGCAAGTTTCTGAAGACCGGAACCGGCCGCATGATAATCGTCGGCGACGACCGGCAGGCCATCTACGGTTTCTCTGGAGCCGATGCCGATGCGCTGCCGAACATGATCGCGCAACTCAACGCGCTCTCGCTGCCGCTCTCGGTTACTTGGCGTTGCCCAGTGGCCGTGGTCAAGGAGGCGCAACGCTTCGTGCCCGACATAACCGCCGCGCCCACTGCGCCGGAAGGCGCGGTCAACCGCTCTCCGGCCTGGACGCCGGAAGCCTTAAGCGCCTTGACCCCGCGCGACGCAATTCTTTGCCGGAACACTGCGCCGCTGATCAAGCTGGCTTACACGCTGATCCGCTCAGGCAAGCCCTGCAAGGTGGAAGGCCGCGCCGTGGGCGAAGGCTTAAAGAAGCTCACGCAGCGTTGGAAGATCAAGACCATTGACGCGCTGATCAACCGCCTGAAGGATTACCGAGAGCGCGAGATCCAAAAGGCCAACGCAAAAGGGCAGGAAAACAAGGCCGAAGAGGTGGCCGACAAGGTTGACACGCTGCTGGAGATTTGCAGCGCCGTGCTGGCCACGTCGGCGACGAAGACGGTGGCGGACGTTGACGCCTTCATCGACAACCTATTCGCCGACGGCGCGACAAATGTGACCACCTTGGCCACGTACCACCGCGCCAAGGGCCGTGAGTGGGAGCACGTCTTTCTGTTTGAGCATGCTCAGCGTTGCCCGGCCAAGGCCGCTCGTCAGGCCTGGCAGATCAATCAAGAAAACAATCTCGCTTACGTCGCCATCACCCGCGCCATGAACACGCTCACTTACGTGGGCTAAGCCAAAGGAGCAACCAATGGCCGACAACCTGCCACAAGAATATGCGAAATATGCGGCGAAAATAGCAGCGGCCAATCCGACGGCGTTCGCAACAAAATTTGATGCTTATAGGGCCATGAAGGAGGCCTACTCAAGGCTGAACAGTTATGAAGCGATTTATAGTTCAGGAACTGGAGGCTTTGTCTTTTACAAGGATGGCGACGGCAACATCGATCTGCTCATTTGTCCATCAATCGTATGGAGGGATTTATGACCGCCAAGAAAACCGTCTTCATCCTTGAAACGCTCACAGCCCGGCGCTGCGAAAATTGCGGCTGTCCGCTGTGGATCGTCACGGCGGACCGCGACCTGCAGTGCCTGGACTTTTTCAGAAAGGTCTGCGCGCAGCGCCGGCCGTTGCCGGAATGCCTGGAGATTGAACAATGACCAACGAATACGACGAAGCCACCCAAAAGGCCATGGACAAGATCGAGAAGCTCATGCGGCTCGCTTCGTCCAACCCCAACGAGGCCGAAGCCGCCAGTGCCCTCAGCAAGGCGCAAGAGCTTTTGGCCGCGTACAATCTTGACCTCTCAGCCATCGAGGCCAACTCCGGCGCGAGCGGCAAGCGGCTGGACGCTATGGTGACGGGCGGGATGCACCGTTACCAACGCTCCCTCATGAAGTCAATTGCGCAGCTCAATTTCTGCATGTACTGGACTATGAAAGTTCCGGTCAAGGCCGGTTCTGCGCAGGCCAAGCGCGGTCGCCAGTTCACCCACGAGCACCGGCTCGTGGGCCGGCAGGTGAACGTCATTCAAACGCGCAACATGGCCGATTACCTGAACTCCACGATTGAGCGTTTGTGCCGCGACAAGTTGCGGGACGATGGCTTGAGTCCTCAGAGCCAGTTCTATTCGGCCTGGGCCATTGCCTTCCGCGAAGGCATCGCCGACCGGGTGATTGAAAAGCTCGTGCGCCGTCGGCGCGCAAACGTGGACGAGGAGGCGCAAAAGGCGGCGGAAGCCGCGCGGGCCGCTTCTGCGGCGGGCACGTCCTCCGCCACCGGGCTCACACTCGCTTCCCTGGTCAAGCGCGAAGAGGCCGCCAATTACGACTTCCTCCATGGGGAAGGCGCATGGGCGCGGCGCGAGGCCGAATGGGCAAGCAGCGAAAAGCTCTGGGCAGAGCGCCGCGTGCAGGAGGCCGCAGCCCGCGCGGCGGCGGAAAAGAGCTATGCCGAATGGGCCGTTGCGCACCCGGCCGAAGCTGCCCAGGCGGAAGCCGAACGCGCCGCCGCCGCCCGCAAGGCTGAGAAGGCCGAAGCCGCGAAGGCCGCGCGCCGCTCCGGCCGGCGTTACAGCTTCCGCCAAACGGGCGAGGAGTTGCGCCGCAACTCCGGCGGTTACGCGGCCGGCTACGAAGCCGGCAAGCACATCTCCATAGACCCGCAGACCAGCAACCAGAAATCAGGAGCGCTCTCCGATGGCCGATGATCGTTTCATGTATGACGCGGGCGACTTATCAATCGTTTACGGCAAGCCGCGCGCCGCGCGCAACGCTAGGAGCAAACCAATGAGTGAACGCAATCAAATGTTCATCAACTTTGACCAATGGGTTTGCATGGCAAGCTCTTGGCTGACGCGCCATCCGCAATATGACAAAACGGAATTTCGCGCAATATGTTTTGATTCGCGCGGGCGCATTTGCGCGTGCGGCAAGGACTTCATGCGGGCGCGCGACGAAAATGCATTCCCTGTCATGTGGGTCTGGCCGGACCAAGTCGCAGAATTTCTGGCCAGGTCTGAGGTGTTTTTTGATGAAGTTGTTAGGGTTGGCCCCCGATGAGCGCCGGCCACTTCGTCCGCTATGTGGACAAGAACTTTTCGACGCCTAGCCTGCTCATCATTCGGCAGGCGAGCGAGATCATCGAAGAATATAAGGACATGGCGATCACGCTGCGTCAGCTGTATTATCAGTTCGTCGCGCGTGGCGTCATCCCCAACTCCGTGGCGAGCTACAATAAGCTCGGTGCATTGATCAATGACGGGCGGATGGCCGGCCTAATCTCCTGGACCGCCATCGAGGACAGAGGCCGCAACCTTATGGGCCTCAATCACTTCCCCACGCCCGAAGCCGCCATCTCCGCCGCCCGCGCCGAATACCGCATTGACCTTTGGGCGGATCAGCCTTTCCGTCCGGAGGTGTGGGTTGAAAAGGCGGCGCTGGAAGGCGTCATCGGTTCAATCTGCAACGCCTTGCGCGTTGACTTCTTCGCTTGCCGTGGCTACAATTCCCAAAGTGAACAATGGCGCGCCGGCCGGCGCTTCGCTCGTTACATCGCGAAGGGCCAGCGGCCGATCGTTTTCCACCTTGGCGACCACGACCCTTCGGGCATAGACATGACGCGCGACAACCGCGAACGTCTCAGCCTATTCGCTGGTACGCCGGTGACGGTTGTGCGGCTGGCGCTCAATATGCCGCAGATTGAAGAGCTCAAGCCTCCGCCCAACCCTGCCAAGAACACGGACAGTCGCTACGCTGATTACCGCGCCGCCTTCGGCGATGAAAGTTGGGAGCTTGACGCGCTCAACCCGCGCGCCATTCAGGCGCTCATTGAAGAGGCGATAATCAAAATTCGTGACAACGCAAAGTGGGACGCGCAACTGCGGCAAGAAGCCGAAGACAAGATTTACCTTGACGAACTGATCGGGAGAGAGTGATGTGGCTCGTCAGTATTGTTGCAGGGTTGGGGAATGCGCTCCTCGGTGGAGTCGCCGTGGGGGAGGCGCAATTCGCATTGGGGGCATGGCTCATAGCTTCCGGCGCATTACTGATTATTTGGGCGCTTGAATAAGGGAGGACGAAAATGAATAAGCCTGCTGATCCGCCAAAAAATAAACCTTTACCCAAGGCGCGAAGAGAGGAATTAGTTCGCCAAGCGAACGCTTCCGCCGCCCGCGCCCTGCGCCAAGGTTACAGCCGCAAGCCAACCCTCGCCAAATTGAAGTTCATGGGAGAGAAATGATGAACCCAATGCCTGACCGCACGACATACGATGACATCATTGATTTTGTCCGGGAGAGCAATCGGATCGAAGGGATACACCGCGATCCGTCGCGCGCCGAAGTCGAGGCGACTAGAGATTTTGTCGCGTTGCCAGCACTGAACATTCTCAATGTCTGCAACCTCGTGACCGTCTATGCGCCGGGCAACCGCCTTCGCGATATGGTGGGTATAAACGTCCAAGTTGGCGACCATGTTGCGCCCCCAGGTGGCCCGGAGATACGCGTAGCGCTGAATCGCCTTCTCGTCCGCGCCATAGTTGCTGACGATCCGTGGGCGGTCCATTGCGATTATGAAAATCTGCATCCTTTCACTGACGGCAACGGCCGATCCGGCCGCGCGATTTGGCTTTGGCAAATGCGTAAAGCGCCAATCGGGTTCCTTCACGCCTTCTATTACCAGACGCTTGAACATCTCTCCTCGCCAAAGGACTCTCCCCGATGATTGAACTCGATCCGAAAGCGCTGGAAGCTGCTGCGCGAGCAATTTGTCCCATGCCGATGAGCGGTAAGCGCGAAGATCAACAATGGGAATTGTACATTGACGACGCTCGCGCCGCTATTTCCGCCTATCTGGCAGAGCGGGAGACGCAGGGGTGGCCGGAGGAAATGAAACACATGCCGCGTATGTCTGCGGTCCGCGTTCAGGCAACGGACTATTCCTACGAGGGTCGCATGGTTACAGCTTTTGCTAAGATTCCAAAAGAATGGCATCGCGTCTCTGTCATCCGATGTGTTGTCGAAGATGATCGTGGGCGGTTGTTTATTCACAACCCTGCGCAGCTTTCGCTTCTCGCCTAACGAGCGAAGGCTGATCCGACCACGATCTCGATAACCCTTAGGCCATGGATGGAGCATTGTCATGAATCGTGATCGCAACCGAATCAGGGGCGTCGCTGCCCGCGCTGTATTGCATGGCGTGGGGTTTAAGAACAGACACGAATTAAATCCTCGCATTAGTGAGGCCGAGCGTATTGCTTTGTTGATGTTGGAGTCACGTAAGCATCGGGCATCGATCCGTAAACCCAAACCCCCAACACTAGCCAAATTAAAATTTATGGGTGAACTAACCGGGGACAAGTGATGCGGGTGCATTTCCAGTGGGCAACCGAGCGGAGAGCCGCGTGAGCGATCAGCACTTTCAAATCGGCGCAACGACTTATTCGGTCAACGAGCACGGCGTGCGGATCGAGCACACAGCATGGCGGCCGTCTCGGCTGGACGAACATGGCCGATGCTGCGGCAGGAAGCCGCTTGAATACAAGACCGGCGGCAGGCATTTTATCTGCATCAGGTGCGACCGCGAATACAAGCCAACCGGAGCGCAGCGGCCGAATTGGGTCTACGCGCTCGACGACATGTACGTCTATACGCGCAACAAGCTTATTCCGGCCTGATAAGGGAGGCTCTTTCGATGAATGACGCAGCCAACGACAAATCTCCGCCAGAGAAGGCGGCAATAGAGGCGCTGATTGAGCGGTTGCGTGGCAGCGCCATCACGTTACGCGACAATATGTACGACTACGACTCAGAATCCTCCGTAATGGAGGAAGCCGCCGACGCACTCTCCCGCATGGCCGGGGAGGCGAGGATCGTGGTGCGGTGGGAGGATGCTGGCGATCCTGTGCCAGGGCAACTTTATGCGTTTGTTGGTAGCATCGAAGTCGGACGGATAAGCGAGACGGCATACGACCATTGGAATGCAACATTAACGATTGGCAAGAGCGAAAAATATCTTGGCGTGTTCCCGGACGAATCCACCGCCCGCGCCGCCGTCGCCCATGCCGCGATAGAAGCCCTGACGAAGGGAGGGGAGAAATGAGACGGAACGAACTCTGCCAATGCTGCAAGCGCGAATGCGTCGAAATCATTGACGGATGGAATTCAAGCCAATGCGGACGCTGTAACGACCGCGATATAGAGTACTCCAACAAACGACGCGAATGGGATTACTACCACCCCGGCCAGCCATGTCCTAAGTCAGAACTGCCGATAGAAGCCCTGACGATGGGAGGGGAGAACAATGGCTGATTTTGACCCTGATGAATGCGAGGCCGTTTTCGCGAAAGCATTTGGCCCAAAGATGACCGACCCCAAAGACGCCTACATAGCCGAACTCGAAAGCCACCTTGGCGAAATGCAAGCTACGGTTGCGCACGGAATGACACGAGAGCAATCCCTCCGCGCCCAACTCGCCGCAACACAGCAACAGTTACGCGAGGCGGTTGATGTCATCGACGGCCTGTGTCGCTATGCCGACGAATACAATGTTGACGCACGCACTTACGCGGCTCTCGGTAAAGCGCGGGCCATCCGTTCCCGCGCCACTGTCGAGCGCGAAGCCAAGATAGAGGGGAAGTAGGATGTACGGAAATCAATTACCGTGGCTTATGCTCATAGGTGGGTCGTTTGGTTTTGGCATCGGTGTATTCGGAATGCTGATAGCCTACCTATGCGGCTTTCGTCTGTAAGAAATCAGGAACCTGCAAATCCACGACTGGATAATAAGGAGAAAGAAAAATGAAATGGTTGTGCAAGATATTCGGCCACACATGGGCATTCGATCGCAACGAACCGGGGCCAAACGGCTGGTGGTGGGAATTTTCAAAATGTGATCGCGAATGCGGAGCAGAAAGCCGCATGCTGGTAGCGAGTCCTCGTGGGTGATACTTCGAGTTAGAAAGGACAAACCAATGAACAAGTCATATCTCAAGGCCCTCGCATTCGTCGGACTGTTGGCGCAGCTTCATTCCGCCAAAGCGGACGATGTGACGGTCACAAACGGTTGGATCGTCTTGCACGGCAGGGACCGCGCGGCCATTTACTATCTCCGCAAGGATCAGGTGGAGAGCGTAACAACGCAGTGGGAGAAATATTGCGGCGCCAACACCGTGTGCATCTCCGTGCCAACAACAGTGACCACCAAGAGCGGAAAAGAATTGGCGGTGAGCGACGACGCTGCGTCCATCTTGAAGCAGATAAAAGCGGGAGTAGTTCCCAGTTACGACCCAAGTCTTTATAGCGGCCATTGCAGCGGCTTTTACATCACGTCACCACCTATCACTTACACTTGCATCGGACCGCCCGGTGCCGGCGCTTACAACAGTCTATTGCCAGGCGTTAAGGCTGGCCGCGATTACAACACCCTATTGCCAGGTTGTATTGGCTGTGTGCTAGGTTACAAGGAAAACCCATGAGCAGCAATTTCGCAATGGTGATCGGTTTAGCCGGGAGCTTCGGCTTACTATTGGTCGCCTGGGGGTGCAGCCGAAAATCGGCTTCGTGGCAAATCATCGGCTTCGCCTTCGTCATCGGCACGGTAGTGGCGCTCTTCCTTGGCTTGGTGGCAAAGCTTAGCGAAGAAAGCGCAACAATCTACAGCCCATACGACAACGTCGCCCGTGGCGACGGCGCGTTGGCGAAAAGCTACGGTGTGAATAACATCATCGCCATAGGCGACGGCGCATTAACGAATCTTGAAGACGGGGCGCGCGACATCGCCATCGGCCGCAAGGCTTGTATCTCGCTCAAGCATGGCGACGAAAACATCTGCATCGGTGACAACACCGACGTCCCGCAGGCGACGATCAGCGGGTTCACCAACTTCCGCAACACAGTCTGCTTCACGCGGCTGGATCGTGAACCCGTTCTGACTCTGTGCCCCGGCCAGCATACATTGCCCGACAAAACGATTGCGGGAATGGTGCGCGAAGCCGTCGAAAGCACGCGGCGCATTGAAGCCCCAAAGCCGATCGTCGGCGGCGAGCAAAATACTTGTTTCGGACCGCCAGGCTACTGCGATACAAAAGAGGAAGACAAATGACCATCAACGCAATCTTGCGCGGCGCGAACGTGTTCATCCCGGACGCCGCGCCGGAACTGACCGGAATCGTCTTGACCGTCAGAATGTGGAACACCGCCGAACCCACATTCGTCGTCGATTTTAGTTTGACGATTGAGGTTGAAGGCCATCAGCCCGTCAAGGCTCAACTGACCGATATGCCTGAAACTCTGCGGCTGAACGGCGAGTCGTCAACCGTTCTGACGGCCGGCATGTCGCTCGAAAGAAAATCCGCTGCGACGCCGCTCGGAGCCGCGCCCATGGACGGTACGTTGTTGTTCTACGCGAAGATCAAAAAGGCAGACGTTCTCAGGCCGTCAACGGTTCTCAAGATGACGATCTTGGACGGCAACAACCAGAAGCATATCGTTGCTCACGAAGTGAAGGACTGGCTATGATCAACCACAGCGACGACGACATCTTGTTCATGGAAACGAAGTGGCCTTGCTACGGGGCGCATAATGACGGGAAGCGCGCCACTTCACTCTGGCGTCGGGGCCGCGCAGCGTTGGCCGATATTTTCACTTTCTTTTTTCGCCGCGCCGAGGGATAATCTCCTTGCAGCCTTTAACAGCGCCAGCGCGAAAAGGAGGAAGCTATGAATTGAGGAGAGGCCAAAACCTTTCCGGCACGACGGGCAGGCGCAACACTGCCCGTCGCTTCCCATCATCAAATAAAAGGAGCTTAAAAGTGTTCAACAAAAAAGCCTGCAATTGCGACAAATTCGGCCGTTCTTATGCGCGGCTGAAAACGCTCAAATTCGGTGACACCGTTCAAGTTGACGAAGGCTTCACATGCTTACCGGCCGGCGCGATGCGCGTCGTCCTGGAAGACAAGTTCGGCTTATTCATCCTTTGCAGCGGCGAAGCCGAAGCATCCTCAGCAGCCTTTGAGAAGCATTATCTGGACGGCCAAGCGTCATTTGAGATGAGTGGCTGGAAAGTCGTTCGAATGTTTCAAAACCCGCCATTGATCGGCATTTATCCGGTGCTCTCTTGAAATGCCCTTGCTGCGCCGGCCAAGGCCGGCTTTTCTCAGCAGGAGAACTGCCCGGCCTTTTCATTCAAAGGGTCCGCCTCGCCAAAGGCCTGAGCTTGAAGCGCTTGTCTCGGCTGACCGGCATCCATTACACCTCAATCTCTCAGATTGAGAACGGAAAAGAAAATGCAGGCCCTGAACGCTTGCGGCGCATCGCCGAAGCGCTCGAAATCCCGGAGGACGAACTTGCCTCCGGCGAACTGCCGGGGCGTCGCCTGTGGCGCATGCGCGTAATGGCCCGCCACAGCCAGAGCGAAGCCGCTCAAGCCTTAAACCTGGCCAGAGAGACCGTCAGCGCCCTGGAGAATGGCCGCAAGGCCGTGACGAATTACTACTCGGCAATTTACGCAAGAACCTACGGCTCACATTCCGCCCAGCATTCTTAGATCGAGTGGCTTGCGGCGTTCTTCCATCATCAGCCTCTCGCCCCCTATGTCGCCTGGGCTCTTTTCGGCCAAGCCGCGTTCAAGCGCGATGACTCTTGAGCCGAAGGTGCTCGGACCCCAGAGTTTGACCTGCGCCTTGGTCTCGCCAATGAACCAGCCGCAAGCCTTCGCCACGCCCCGCACCGTGGCCGGCCGCTCCAGCTTATCATTGTGGCGACCGTCGTAAAGCGTGTCCTTTATCAATTCAACCATCTCAAGGTCCGTGGTGAAGGCATCCGCCTTCTTCATTCTCCCGCTTTCCACAAGCTCCTTGATTGTGTCTAGCGTTCGGACGACCAAGTTCTGGCCGGGCGAGTAATTCTCTTCCACGATCGTCCGCTTCAGCGCTGTCCAAGGCGCAACGGCCCCGCGCTGAACAGCACCGTGTTTTTTCACGAACTCTCCGGCCCAGAATTTAATCATCTGTAAGCCGCCTTCAAAACTCAGCCAGGTGTTGAACTGTTCCCAGAATTTTGCCGGCCTGACTTCCTCGCTCAGTTTCGGCACGAGCCAGCGGCGATCGTCCATGGAGAGCTTGATAGCGCGCAGGGAGTTTGAGCAAGCGAATACGTGCACCCAGTTTTCCATTTCATAGTTGGGTTGGTATTTCTTTTGCACCGTGACGTTCTTGTCGGTGATTATGCTCTTCAGGCGATTGTAGGCTTTTGAGCTTTGTCCTTGGTAAATTTCATGGACCACGGCCAACCGCTTATGCGCAAGCCAGTAATTGAAATTGCTGTCCACGATCTCCTGTTCGGAAGGGTAAGACACATTCAATTCTCCGATCAACGGCGCCAGTATGCGTTCGCCGAGGGTGCCTTTCCCTATGCCTTGGGCTTCCGAGATGAGTAGCACGCCGTAAAGCATCCTGATGTCAGGCCGCGCGATGAGCGTTGCGCACCACCGCAAAATCTCTTCTCGGTCGCCTTCGTCTGGGATCATCGTCTCCATGAAATCCAGCCAAGGCGTTACGTCGCCTTTCTCCGCCACAACGGTTGAAGGGGCGAAGGTGTTGATGTACATGCCGCTCTTCGACCCGGCATAAATCCCTGGCGGATCGCTGGGGATATATTTGATCACGGCAGCTTTTGAGCCGAACGCCTTCTTGAGCAAGCGCCCCGTGTCGTCCACATGGGAGAATGGGGAAACGCGACTATTGAACTCCCCAAGAGTTAAGAGCCGGTTCGGCCATTCGCGATGCACAAACACTTCGGGAGTGATGCAATGCAGCCACTCTTCCGCGAACTCAGAACGCAGCACCGTTGTTGAGCGGCCCTTTTTCCCGTCCTCCGGAGGGATCACCTCCGTCGCCAACGTGGCTGGCTCCAATAAGTCCGCGAGGCAAGGCCCTATGTAGCGGCCCTTTTGAAATAACTCCACCGGCATTTTGTCGGCCATGTCCCAGGACGGCGGAAAACGCTTCCCGAACAATATGCCCTTGAGCGACTTTCCCCAACCCTTGGAAACCTTTTGCAAAGCCGAAGTGCCGGGCGCATCGTTGTCACAGACGTAAACGACCTCTGTCGGCGATTCGCGGCGCAATTCCTCGTAGTCGGAGCGGTGAGGCGCGAGCGCCCCGCCGATCATGCCCCAGTGCTCATAGCCGGCAAGCTCCTCGCGCCAAGGATGGTCGGGCTCAATGACTCCGGTGGCGATTTTTTCGGCATAGTCAGCGGCCTTCGCGCCTTCATGAATCATGATGCGGGCGCTGCGGCTCTCTCTCGGTTTGAAGAACGGCAGGTCGCCTTCTGGCTCCATGGCGACCCAATCGCCGGAAGAGAGAAAGACCCATGGGATATAATTCTTCAGGCCGTTGGCGCTCATGCGCCGTTCCTGCACCATGGTGATTTCGCCGTTGCGCCGGTCGGTGAAAGAATAGATCTCGCCCTTGACCAGCCGCTTCAGGCCGTCTGTTGTTTTGGCGGTTATGGTTTTCGGGAACTCAACGCCCTTGAGATCTTCCATCATCATCTCAGCTTCTGAGTCCGTGGGCGCGAACTCCTTAACAGAAGAGGAGACGGTTCCGTCCGCGTTGATCTTAATCAGCGCGCGTTCAATGTAGTAACTGCCCTTGTGGATCTTCACCATGGCCCGGCGGAAATGTAACACCTCCGCGCCAATGCGTTCAAAATAACTCAACACAGACTTCGGATGCTTGAATGCTTTCGTGGTGGCCACGCGGTTCTCCGCCCCCATGATCGTCCAAAACCATTTCTTGGACGAATCCGCTATTCTTCCTCTTTTTATAAACGAAAGAAAATTGATTATTTTTGTGACCACCAATAAAAACAGTTTTCTTTTTCTAATTTTCAAGGCAGACTCGTAACTCCATCAAGGAGCGCAATCGTGAAACCTTCAAAAAAACCGCCAAGTGGACCGTCGGCCGCGTTGCTGGCTGCTATAGAAGCCGCCCCAGAGCGCGTGCGCGATGCCGGCCAGTTTGAAAAACTCAAGAGCGAGATCGGCATTTTTCGCGACTTGAAGTTTGAAAAGAATCATCTTGAGGAGCGCCTCAAAGAGATCAACAAAAAGCTGGAGGAATACAAGTTCAAGAACCTGCCGGAACTGATGGACAATCTCGGCGTGGCAGCGCAAACGCTTGAAGCGGCAGGCAATCTTCCGCGCGGCGAAATTGAAGTGAAGCCTTATTACCGCGCCAACATTCCGGCCGACTGGGACCCGGAAAAGCGCGCAGAGAGCTTCAGTTACCTCGACGCCATCGGCGAAGGCGAACTCATCAAGACTGAAGTGGTGGTGAGCTTTCCTCGCGAGGCCCGTAAAAAAGCGCTTGACTACATGAAGCGCGTTGAGAAGGCCGGCTTCGCGCCAATCGTCAAGGAGGCCGTGCACCACGGCACATTGACATCATGGCTTAAATTCATCATGGAAAGCCCCACGCCGTTCATGGTCGAGCGCGGCGGCAAAAAGGAAAAGCTTGATCTTGAAAAGATCGGCGGAACCGTTGGCCGTATAGCGGACTTCAAGGAGAAATTGAAGTGAAGACGTATCCGATCGGGCCGATCACGGCCCCGTTCGTCGTGCTCTTCGTCAAGCAAGGCCGCAAGCGGCTCGCCCGGCACCTCGCGCAAGCGAAAAAGACCTTCCCGAACGGCCGACGATTCGTCCCGAAGGCCGCGCAAATCCCGGTGAAGCTTGAAGGATTCATCTACGATGCGCGTTCTGTTGACGACGGCGAAATCCAGGAGTTTTGTTTGCGCGTCACGCGCGTCAGCATGAGGGAAGTCAAGCCCATTGCTATGAAGGTCGAAAAAATCGCTTTCGACTGAGCTTTTGAAAAGCGCGGATGATGAGGCGCTGAAAAACAAACTCATCTGAGAGGAGCGAAGACCAATGGCGAAAGTTGCATTGAACACAAAAGGCAAGGCCGCGCCCCCGGCCCGGCCCCCGGAAGACGAAAAGCCGAAAGCCGGCGCGTTGGTGAAGGGCGGCGGCGCAGTCGGCGCGTTGCCGGCGCATCTCGCTGAGATGATGGAAAAGGATGCCGAGAAAGGCGTCAGCAAGCTGGCCGAAGACAACATCGTCCCGCTGATTTATATCCTTCAGTCCAACAGCCCCACGGTGAATGAGCGGCGCCCCGAATACATAAAAGGCGCCAAGCCTGGCATGATCTGGCTGCGCAACGCGCCGTCACCGCTGGTGGACGGGGAAACCGGCTTCGTCTTTCAGGCCTGCTATGCCTACAAGGACTGGGTTGAGTGGCGGCCGAACCGGCAAGGCTACGCCGGCCGGCACGACAAGCTTCCGGAGGAAGCTGAAGAGGTTGAGTTCACCACGGACAGCGGCAAAAAGAAGAAGCGCTGGGTTCTGCCCAATGGCAATGTCGTCGTTGAAACGCGCTACCGCGTCGGCTTCGTCATGGACGACGAGCTCAGGAACGGCATGCCCTACGTCATTCCGTTCTCGTCTTCCGGCCACACGGTCGCCAAGACCTGGAACACCATGGCAGCGCAAAAAATGCTGCCGAGCAAGAAGACTGCGGCGTTGTTCGCCTATTATTACCGGCTCACTCTGCGCGAAAAAAGCAATGCGGACGGCACATGGTTCGTGTTTGACGTGACGGACGAAGGGTGGGTCTCGGACGCTGAAGGCTACAACCGTGGCCTGGCGCTTCACAACGCCTTCGCTTCGGGGGCCAAGGTGGCTGAGAACATGGCCCCTGACGAGGACGATGAAGACGACGCCGGAGACGACCCCAACAAAAGAATGTGACGCTTTTCTCACCTGCCGCGCTCAACCCGGCAAGTGAGGACAGAGAGCGGTGGGTTGGTTCGGCGCTCCTGAACCGGCCCCGCAAGCGGGAGTGATGGCCCGGCCGCTTTTCATTCATGCCAAGAGAACGGGAGCGATGGAACCCAAAATGATTAAGATCGTGGGCGCAGGAATGGCCGGCTTGTTGGCGGCAAATCTTCTCTCGAAGCGCGGCCCGACTGTTATCGAGGCCCAGCCAAAAGTCCCCAATAACCATTCGGCAGTGCTGCGGTTCCGCTCGTCCATTGTCGGCGACTCCCTCGGCATTCCGTTCCGCAAGGTGCAGATGATCAAGGCGGCGTTGCCTTGGAAAAATCCAGTTGCGGACGCCTTGGCTTATTCATTCAAGAACACCGGCGTCAGCCGCTCTGACAGGTCTATCATATCCGGCTTAACAGTCGCCGAACGCTTCATCGCGCCCCATGATCTCATTCCCCGTATGGTCGCTGGGGCCGCGCCGACGACGGCCTTTCAGTTCAATGAAGAGTTTGCGTTCACTGCCGGATGGCCGGTTATTTCCACAATCCCGATGCCGGCGCTGATGAAGCTGCTGGGCTATGAATGCGACCAAAATATATTTCAGGCCAGTTCAGGCATCAACTTTCGTGCCAGGATTGCCGGGTGCGATGCTTACGTTTCGCTGATGATTCCGGATCCATGGAGCGACGTTTACCGGATTTCAGTGACTGGCGATGAGCTGATTGTTGAATGCGTCGCAGCAGGAGGCTCGAATGAGCTATATATCGGCTCCATTGTCGAGGAGTATTTAGGCATAAGCAGCAGCCGTATCTTGGACGTTCAGGCTCACCGCATGCAGTATGCCAAGATACTGCCGATCGATGAAGCTGTCCGCAAGGACTTCCTGTTTTGGGCGACGGACAAGTTCAATGTGTTTTCGCTCGGGAGGTTCGCAACTTGGCGGCCAGACTTGCTGATGGACGATCTCGTGAACGACATTCGCAAAATTGACGGGTGGATCGATCGCGGCAACCGCTACAACGCCATGAGGAGCAGGTCATGAGCGAACGTCTCATAGACTTAACCCTCGTCGAGAAGCGCCGGACAGCGGATGCCATCCTGGTGACCGACGCGGAAAGGTCCGTTTGGCTTCCGCTTTCGCAAATTGAGATCAATGAGGCGCACCCGAAGACGAACGTCATCGAAATTACCTTGCCGGAATGGCTGGCGAAGAAGCGTGAATTGATTTGAAAGGAAAGCGCCAGAAGACGCGCCCGGCCGTAATCTAGCGACAGGGCTTGGGAGGCGCTGGGCCGTAAGCCTCCCATGACCGACATCACAAAAAGGAGCGCAGCATGCAAATTAGCTTGGTTGACTTCACCGGCTCCGGCCATCCCGACCCGGCCGATTACGCGGCCACCGTTTTGCTGTTCACGAAGAACACGCGGCTGACCATGTCGCCGGGCTTGCGGGCGGAGATCGCGGCGTGGCCGGCAGAAAAAAAGCTTGAAGGCTTGGCGGCCATGGCCAAGACCATTCCAAGCTCCTGGGAGTTCGTTGATTACACGTTTCTGGTTGAAGGCGTGAGCCGAGGCTTCACCCATCAATTCGTGCGCTCAAGGCACATGTCCTTCGCGCAGCAGACCATGCGCGTGTTGAATGTTTCGGAAGGCGACGCGCGCGGCTGGAAATTTTACACCGGTCCATCCGTCGTCAATGACGAGGTGCGATGGGCGCTTTACAATGAGGCCATGGACAGCGCTGACGAGTTCTACAAGCTGCTGATCGAAACCGGCGCGGAAATAGAAGATGCGCGCGGCGTCTTGCCGACGAACATCAAGACCAACATCGTAGCGAAAATGAACATGCGCACGCTTGTTGAGCTTGTGCGCAAGCGGTCCTCAATCCGCGTGCAAGGGGAATACCGCGACGCGCTGTTGGCCCTGCGCACGGCGGCCACGGACGTTCACCCATGGCTGACTATGTTCATCGCGACGGACGCCTTCAAGGCCAGCCAGGAGCTTGAGGCGCGCATCCTTGCGCTCGGTCTGCCCAAATCCGAGGCCATCGACCTCATCAAGCTCATAGACATCATGAGGACGCAATGAACCATCATCAACGGAACTGCGTCCTCATTGACATAGACCACAGCCTGAGCAACGCCTTTCATCGAGACCCGATGATCGGAGTGAGCACATGGGACGAGTATCATGCGGCGTCTGGCGAAGATGCGCCGCTTCACGACACCGTGAAGCTCGTCAATGCGCTACGCTCTCATGGGTTCACGCTCATCGGTCTCACCGCCCGGCCAGAGAAGTGGCGCGGCCTCACGATGAATTGGTGCGTTGAGCACGGCATTGACCTGGACGAACTGCTGATGCGCCCGAATGAAGGGTTTCAGCCGGCCCCGGAGCTCAAGCTCATTTTGGCGAAAAAGCGGTTCGGCGATGAGCAAGGCTTACGCGACCATGTGGCCTTCATCATTGACGACCGCGAGGACGTTGTCGCCGCGTTCTGGGGGATAGGCGTCAGTTGCCTGCAAATCTTCGCGAGAAGGGATTGAATTTGCAGATGCGTTTTAATCGTAGAAAAGGAGCAGCAAGCCATGAACTATAGCACAGCAATCTTCCTCGTCAATGACGACGTGCGCGCGGTCGGCGTAACCTACGAGCCTGGCGACCCGAACGAAAAGACCAAGGACTACAGTTTCAAAACTTTTGAAAAAAGTCTTGCGGTTGGGGATTATGTCGTCGTTCCGACCGGCACGCGCCACGGCATGACGGTCTGCCGCGTCAAAGAGATCAATGTCAACATCGATCTCAACTCCACCATCGAGTTCAAGTGGATCGTCGGCCGTGTGGACAAATCAGAATATGATCGGATCATTGAGCTCGAAAAGAAAGTCATCGACGCCGTCAAGGTCGCTGACTTTGAGACCAAGCGCGATGAACTGCGGCGTGCCATGACGAACACGCGCATGAACGCGCTTAGGCATCTTGAGCTCACATCGATCAAGGAACCGGCTATCGCGCCGGCCGCCGACGAGAATCAGCCGAAATAAGCCGTTCGGTTGTTTGTCCTGAGTGAACTCCCCTTTGCCTTCAGGATTTTCCGGAGCATCATTCAGGGAAGAAAGCATTCGCTTTCTTCTTTTAAGGATAGAATAGAAGCCCGCAAGACTGGGCGCGCAGTGAAAATTGGAAAGGCCGGTGCGCGTCCGGTCTGAAAGGCTCAAAAGGATTTAAGCCATGGCCTCTTGCCTCAGGTGCGGACAGGCGAAGCTTCCCAGAGACAAAGCCGGGCGTCGAAGATGCAAACGCTGCGGCGTCATGCCCAGCGCCAAATGCCTCGACAGAGGCGGCAACAGGAGCGACCCGTTGCCTAAGCCGTTGCCGCCAGAGGCGGATGCATCGCTGATGGCATTTGAACAGGGCTGATTTCATATGCGCATAGTTGGGATAAAATACAACCACGATGCCTCTGTCGCGATGATTGAGGACGGCAGGCTCGTGTTCTCTTTTGAGATGGAAAAAATCAACAATCGAAAAAGATACACCGTCATGGAAGACAAGCTCTGGATTGATGAAGCGCTATCCGAGGCTGGCTATTCGGCGGCAGACGTTGACCGATGGGCAGTTGATGCGTTCAATGCCCCAGAGAACCATTCATTTTTTGGCCTGCCTCTCGCTCCATACACCGAAGACGAGCGGCTCACAAAGCGGTTCAAGTTTCCGCCTTCTTCCATCCTGGCCAATGGCCGCCGCCCATATTCCAGCTTTCATCACACATACTCCCATGTCGCTGGCGCTTATGCGATGAGCGATTACGAGGATTGTTATTGCCTGGTCTGGGATGGGGGAATGTGGCCACGGCTATATGAAAAAGCCAAGGTCGGCTGGCGGTTTATAGGGGAATTGCTCGGGCTGAGCGGCTCGATCTATGGCATCATGGGCCATTATTGGGGGCCGTTTCGGTCTGATGCGATCAGGGCATTGCCGTTCAACCCTTGCGTCGATGGCGGCAAGCGGTTCGCTCCATATGAGTGGCCTGGAAAGTTGATGGCCTATATAGGCCTGGGGCGGCCAAATGCCGGCCTTTCTTCGCAGATAAGAAGCATTGCCGATCGGCTCCCGAAGAGCCCAGACGCCAGGCGTGGATATATTGAGCACGCCTTTTGCCGGGAAATATTGTACAGCATTCCGGCCGCTCCGGACGAAGATGTTTTGTTGGCGGTCCATGATGCATTGAAAGATGCCATCATCGCCAGTTTGACTAAGCTGACACGCAGCGGTTCATCCATAATTTTCACTGGCGGAAGCGCTCTCAATATAAAGTGGAATTCTGCCATCAGAGCATGCGGCCATTTTCTATCAGTCTTTGTCCCGCCTGTCCCGAACGATGCCGGGACCGCGATCGGCGCGGCGGTTGCTGAGCGAATATATCAAACCGGCATCGAAAAAATCAATTGGCGCTTATTCAGCGGACCGGCATTCGTTATTGATGAAGCCAATGACGGTTGGACGAAGAAGGCCGTGACGCCAGAAGCGGTGGCGCTAATATTGGTTAATGAGCCGGTGCTGTCTCTTTTTGGCCCCTCGGAAATAGGCCCCAGAGCCTTGGGCCATCGCTCTATATTGGCCAACCCAGGCCTCTTCGGCAACAAGGCTCTGCTCAATAGGCTCAAGGGCCGTGAGAATTATCGCCCGGTTGCGCCGATTTGCTTGGAGGCAGAGGCCCCGAACTTTTTCTGTCCAGGGACCAAAGACCCATTCATGCTTTTTGATCATGCCGCCATACCGCGTGTCGCTGATCTCATCCCGGCCGTTCTTCACATAGACGGCACCGCCCGGCTTCAAACGGTCTCCGCTAGCGACCCAATCATCTGCGCGTTACTCAATGAGTTCCGCAAATTGACCGGACTGCCAATGCTTTGTAACACATCGGCCAACGAGTCGGGGGCCGGCTTTTTCTCGCGCCTGTCTCATGCCATGGCCTGGGCAGAGCGCGTCGGCATTCGCAAAATATGGATAGGCGACAGCGCGTCGCTCTGGGAGAGAGAAAATGAGCAAGGAACAAGTCTCCGCTTCTTATATGGCTTCAATGAAAACGTATCACGACGCCGCCCTTTCACGCACGAGCAGCGTCAGGTTGGCGTTCATAACGGGCGCGGAAAAGCCCAGGTCAATCGGAAGGGCAATTCTGGACAATTTGCCGTTCAAGGCCACCGCTCCCTCCTCTTCGGATTACGATGTGACGGTTCCACCGGCCGATTATGATTTCTCAAACTTTGACACATTGATTATGTCACACGGAGCAAATCACCTTGATTGGGTTGAGGACGCGCCAATCGACAAGAACAACAACACGATTGATGTGAACTTAAAAGGCTCAATAAATCTCGCGCAACGCTTCGTTCGCGGCACGATCGATAGGCCATACAAGAAGACTATAATTGCCATCGGGTCCATGGCCTATCGCAGCGTCCTCAATGGGTCGGCCGCTTATTGCGCATCCAAGGCCGGCTTAGCCATGTTCATGCGTTGCCTCGCCTGGGAGTTGGCCCCGAAGGGATTTGGCGTTTACACAATTCATCCATCCAACACTCTTGGCGCGCCCATGAGCGAAGAGACCATCGTCGGCCTTATGCGCTATCGCGGGTTGAGTCGGGAGGAGGCGCGAGATTATTGGGGGGCGAGCTTGCCGAAGAAACAATGGTTGACTCCGGAGAATATATCCGATATGGTCAATTTCATTTTGTCTGGCAAGGCGGAATATCTCTCCGGCTCCAATATAGAACTTCCCGGAGGCCAACGATGAAGACTGATGCGGCTGAAATCCTGGCCCTTGCGGCCAACACATTTCGCGAGCGCAACGCGATGGCTCGCGACAATTACAAAGTGGTCGGGAGGCTTCTTGAGGCATTGTTTCCGGAGGGCCTTAAAGTTGAATCCGCTCACGATTGGGAGCGGCTCAACATTCTCCTCAGCATCCTCGGCAAGCTCACTCGATACACCCAGTCTTGGAAGGAAGGAGGTCACGAGGCGTCCTTGTTGGATATTCCAACCTATGCGGCTATTCTGGCCATGATAGACGCAAACAAGAATGAGGCTCCATTTTGAAGTTTCATCAAGTCTCTACTTACTGTTTCAACAAGATGCAAGAACTTGCCATCATGGAAACTCTCGGTTTAACCACGGCCGACCATCCCTGGATCAAGGACCACGTCACCGGCCGCGCCCGTGTCCTGCGGCCGGACGGTACGCATTGGGAAGGCGAATCTGTCGCCAACAATATGTTCAATCGAAAGTTCGGAATTGAGTACGAAATAATTACTTTCAGATCAGGCCGCCACTGGCACATGGGCCATGATTATTTCGATGCGCGCCAACCATTCGTCTCTCATGTCGGCTTCCGCCTGGAAGACGAAGAGCCGTTCCCGGCGCTGAAAGCGCCCCTTGTCCAGGAGCTTTGGACAACCCACCACACGAATGAATACCTGATCGCGAAGAGGCGAACATATCACTATCAGATCTTTGATACGCGGCCATTGACCGGCTTTTATTCAAAATACATCAAGAGGGTGCACGCCGATGGATAATAGGAAATCCCTTTCGCACGCCAGCGCCGCCGTTTCTGCCGCCGATATTCTTGAGGAAGCGGCCACGACCTTTCGCGACCGGAACGCTGTGTATGGCGACAATTTCAAGCACGTCGGAGAGGTCATGATGGGCCTTTTCCCGGAAGGTCTGAAGGTGGAAACGGCGCACGACTGGAACCGTCTGCACATCTTGCTGCTCTGCGTGGTGAAGCAAACGCGATACACCTTCAACTGGTCGAAGGGCGGCCACCACGACTCAATCCGAGACAACACGGTCTATTCGGCCATGCTGGAAATGATCGACGCGAATGGGCCGGAAAAATGAGGAATGTGAAAAAAGAGAAAAAAGAGGCTTACAAAGGCGTCTTGACATGGCCTGAGTTGAAAAAGTTGATTGAAGACCACGCCAAGAAATCCTGCGGCCTTCCGATATCCCAAGAATTAGCCGTCAAAATAAATATAAAACAACTCTCAGAAGGGTCTCCGGCTTATTCCATTTCAAGGTGGGAAGCTGATGTTGAAATCATAATTGTGGACGAAGCGGACCTGTTTTCATGATCGCCTATTTGTTTGACACGGAGACGAGCGGCTTGCTTGATAACCACTCAATCCCGCTCGACAAGCTGCCGGAGGTGATAGAGTTTTATGGCGCTGCCATCAATCTTTCAACCGGCGAACTGACGCGCGAAATAAACACCTTGATCAAGCCGAAGAAGCCGGTCAGCGAAGAGATCACGCGCATCACCTCAATCACCAATGAGATGCTGGCGGATGCGCCCGTGTTTCGCGAAGTGGCCGGCAGCATCAAGTCAGCGCTGGAGATGACGCCTTGCGTCATTGCCCACAATCTGTCGTTCGACATGGAAATGATCGAAACGGAATTTGAGCGCTTGGGAGAAAAAATAGCCTGGCCTGCCAGGAGGCTTTGCACCGTCGAAGCCACGATTCATCTGAAAGGGTTCCGGTTGCGGTTGAATGATATGCATGAGCTTTTGTTCAATGAGCGCTTCGCCGAAGCCCACCGGGCGAAGAATGACGTGATGGCGCTCAAGCGCTGTTGCGAGGAGCTTTTCAAAAGAGGGGAGATATGATTGAAGCCACGCCGGAGGAGATCGCCAGGTTCCTCAGTTATGTGGAAAAGCTGCCGAATGGCTGCCATTTTTGGACAGGCGGACGCTCTCGTGGCAAAGGCAACAAAAAGTGGTATGGGTCGTTCTGGTTTCGCGGGCAGTCAATAAGAGCCCATCGCTTTTCTTGCGAAGTGTTCGGGCACAAACATTGCCCGCCGGAGCACGATCGCGACCACATATGCGAGTTTTCTTTATGTGTGAATGATGAACACATTGAAATCGTTCACAAGGACATTAACCAACAACGCAAAATTGCGCGGCGCACAGCCAGAGGATTGCGGCCATGACAGTGCGGGTCCGCACAGGGTACTCTTTCAAGACGGCCATTGGCCATTTGCCTGACGTGATGAAGCGCGTGCAGGAGATCGGCCTTGAAGCGGCCCCGATAACCGACAGGCTCTCCACGTTCGGTTTCAACCGCTGGACAAAGCTGGCCAAGGCCGCTGGCCTCAAGCCGATTTACGGGGTGGAGATCCCGGTGGTGGCGGAACTCGGAGCCGCCAAGCCGATTGTGGACGTGTGGACATTCCTGGCGATGGACGCCCTGCGCCCGCTTCACGAGGCCTTGGGCCTCGCCACCAGCAACCCCGGCCGCGAGCCTTCACTCACCATGACCCAGGCGCTACGCACCGAAGGCCTGATCAAGATCGCCGGATCAAACTTCCTCATCGACCAGTTCCCCGCAGAACTTGAAGACGAGACGTTCTTCGTGGCGCTCAGCCCTTCAACGCCGAAAGGCTTGCTGCGGCGCGCTGTGAAGGCCGGGTTCAATCTCGTGGCGGCCAGCGAAAACTTTTACCCGAATGCCGCCGACAAGGAGCTTTACCGCGTCGCCCTTGGGCGCCGGTCCGCCACGCAGACTTACCCGATGCACTTGCTGACGGACGATGAGCATAAGGCCGCGCTCGCCTTCGTCGCCTCAGAGGAGGAAATTGAGGAAGCGCTGTTCAATCGTGGGGCGATATTTGCGGCTTGCAATGCGGAGATGAAAAAAGCAAGGCTTCTGGTGCCGGAGAAGCCGTTGTCGCTGCGGGCGATGTGCGAGCAAGGCGCGCAAACCAAGAGCGTTGACCTGAATGACGACATCTACAAGGCTCGTCTTGAGCGTGAGCTGGAATTGATCAAGGAGAAGGATTTTGAGGATTATTTCTATATCCTCTCCGACACGATCCGTTGGGCAAAGAAGCGTATGGTGGTGGGTCCGGCGCGCGGCTCTTCGTGCGGGTCGTTGGTTTGTTACTTGCTTGACATCACAGAGATAGACCCTATTCCTTACAATTTGATTTTTGAACGCTTCATCGACATCAACCGCACTGATTTGCCGGACATCGATGTTGACTTCTCTGACGTCAATCGCAACAAGGTTTTTGAATACGTCGAGGCGCGCTATGGGAAAGACCGCGTCGCGCGGCTGGGCACCGTTGGGACGTTCGGTTCACGCGCGGCGGTTAATGAAGCAGGCAAGTCGCTGCGCATTCCAGCCTGGCGAACCGCGAAGGTCATGGACTCAATCATTGAGCGATCGTCCGGTGACGCGCGAGCCATGCTGACGCTAGAAGATACATTGAACGAAACGGAAGCCGGACGTCTACTGCTCACGGAGCATCCGGAGATCAGAATTGCCGCGCGTATGGAAGGCCACCCTCGCAATGCCGGGCAGCACGCGGCCGGCGTCTTGATCACCGAAGACCCGATCGCGGAATATGTCGCCGTTGATAGCCGCACCAATGGCGCCATGGCGGACAAAAAAGATTCCGAAGACCTCAACCTGCTCAAGATTGACGCCTTGGGCCTCACGCAACTTTCCGTGTTTGAGCGCACGCTCGAACTCATCGGCGAAAAACCAATCAGCGGCTGGCTAGAAAAAATTCCGTTGCACGACACGGCGGCATTCAAAGTCCTTAATGATAGGAAATATTCCGGCATCTTCCAATTCACCGGAACATCTATGCGCACACTCAGTTCGCAAATTGAATTTACCGGCCTAGAAGACATCATCGCCATGACAGCCTTGGCACGCCCTGGGCCGCTGGGTTCCGGCGGCACAACCTCCTGGATCAAGCGCAAGAATGGCGTGGAAGCGGTCTCAACCGCGCACCCCATGCTGACCGAACTCACCAAGGAGACATTCGGCATTGTCATTTACCAAGAAACCGTTATGCGCATCGTGCGCGAAATGGGCAAGATGTCTTGGGAAGACACAAGCGCCATCCGCAAGGCAATGAGCGGCCGGCTTGGGGATGAGTTCTTCGCAAAGTTCTGGATCAAATTCAGAGACGGCGCAAAAGAGAATGGCGTTGAAGAAGCGGTGGCAAAGGGCATATGGGAGCAAGTGAACACTTTTGGCTCGTGGTCATTCAATCGTTCGCACGCGGTGGCTTACGGAATTGTATCTTATTGGTGCTGTTGGCTGAAGGCGCATCATCCTCTTGAATTTGCGGCGGCCACGCTCGACGCGCAAAACGACCCGGCGAAGCAGATCGCGGTCCTTCGTGAATTGGCCGTGGAGGGAATTGATTATGTGCCGGTTGACGTTGAGCATTCCAGCGACCGATGGACGCCGGTCAAGAAAGGCAATCAACAATTCCTCGTCGGTCCGTTGACCGCGATCAAGGGCATAGGCCCCGCGACCGTCAGAGAAGTCATGGATGCACGCAGGGCCGGTTCCGCCTTGCGCCCGGCAATTCTCAAGCGCTTGCAGAACGCGCAGACGGAAATTGATTCGCTGTTCCCGATCGCTGATAAGATCAAAGCGCTGCATCCTGACTTGACGAAACTGAATATCTTTTCTGACCCGACGCCAATTTTCCAGGTGCAACCCGGTGTCCGTGGCGAGGTGATGATATTCGCCTTGATCAAGAAGATTGCGCCGCGCGACGAGAATGAATCCATCAATGTTCAGAAGCGCGGTTACGCGCTTAAAGGGCCGACAAACGCTTTGAACATGTTTTTCATGGACGATACAGAGGAGATTTTTTGCAAGATTGATCGTTTCAATTTTGAACGATGGGGGAAAAAGGTGATAGAAGAGGGCAAGGCGGGCAAAAGCCTTTATGCGGTCAAAGGCACTGTGCCGTCTTACTTCAGAATGATCAAGGTTTCAGCAATTCGTTATCTTGGCGAACTGTGAGCCCAGGGGAGAGATTGCCCAATGGGCACGGACGGCGATCTGAGAAAACTTTTCAAAGACCATATCCCCGGCGACTGGCAGGCCGTGGAGACATGGTCAACCGGCCAAGGCGTTCCTGACGCGAATTTTTGCATTGAGGGGGCGGAAGGCTGGATTGAGATGAAAAAAACCGCTGGCTGGGCGGTGAACATTGACGCGAATCAGGTCGGCTGGGCGGAGCGCCGCCTGCGGCATGGCGGGCGGGTGTTCCTCGCGGTGCGCCGGATGGCCGACGCCGGCCCGCGCCGGGTGGCGGCGGACGAGTTGTGGCTATTCCCAGGCAACCTGACGCGGGACGTGCTCGTCTCCGGCCTCAAGGCCACCGCAAGCCCCATGGGCGTTTGGTCAGGGGGGCCGAAAAAATGGGAGTGGGGAGCGGTGAAGAATATGCTAACTGCCTGGAAATTCAAGTGAATTTTTCTGCTTTCTTTTTATTCATTTTGGGTGCATAATCAGTTCTCCGGGCAATTTGCCCGGCCATCACTGAAGGGACGCCCGCCATGAATGCCTTCCCGATCATCACGACCAACCTGCTTTCCATAGAGGAGGAGAATGCCTCCAAGGAAGTCTTCACGGCAATGAAGGAAGAAGACGCCCGCAAGGCGCGGCAGGCGAGGTTTGAGGAGCAATGCCGCAAAGAGCAGGCGGCGCGCGCAAAGGTTGAATTGCCGCACCTCAGGGCAATCGTCGCTGCCGGCGGAAAAGATTTCGCGCTTCAAGGCGACCCGCTGCAGTTGACGGTTTGTGGCGCCGACGCCAATTATTTAACAATCAAGGAAGAGCGAACGACCAGCGGCTGGCGCTCGGTCCCGACAGGAAAGCTTCGCATCTCTGTTTCTTGCATCTACGAAACCAAGTCCTTTCCTCAACGCAAGGACGGAACTTTCAATTACCCCGAGATAGCCGCGCTCTTACGCGCTTGCTGCGAAAGGTCATTGGCCAGCGCCGCCAGGCGTTCCGTGGAAAATGGAAACAAGCCCGTGGCTGATGATTTCAAGGCGCAGCAAGGCATCGGGCAGTATTCTTCCGCCATCCGCCCTTCCGCTTCTGGGCCGAAGATGCTGGATTTCAACTTCACGGTCAGCAAAACGCTCAACGCTGATGAAGCCGCAAAATTGATTGCCGGCCTGCGGTCGCTTGGTCTGCGGGTTGACTGACCTTTCGGTCTGCGGGCGGCGGTTAGCCGCCCGTCTTCCGAAGGGCCAATCGGCCTTTCAAAAAAAGCAACCATCAGGAGCTAAAGAGCAAAAATGGAAACCGCAGAGAACAATTACGGCACCATGAAGCCGGCCGACCTGGTCGTGCACTTCAACGACCTGGTCGATCAAATCCACGAGACTGGACGCGGCGAAGCGTTCAAAAAGGTGACGCGCTTCGCCGACCTGGCCACCGGCATCAAGCGCTGCGAAGCGCTGGAAAAGGCGCTGGCGGTCGCGCAGGAAAACCCCAACCCCGATGGGCCGCTGACCGAGGAAAAAGACACGAACGGCACTTCCGCCGTTGGTGCGGACGACAACAAGGAGAGCGAACCGATGAGTGAAGAAAAGAAGAAGCCTGCCGGCAAAAAGGCCGCTGGCAAAAAGGCCGCTGGCAAAAAGGCCGCTGGCAAAAAGGCCGCCAAGCCCGCCGCTGCCGGCCCGGCCAAGAAGCGCACCGCCGCCACGGCCGGCGACGGACCGTTCCCCATGGTGCGCGCCGGCACCAATCGTGACCTGGCGATCAAGCGGTTGCTGAAGGCCGATGGCGCGCCGGTGAAGCTGACGACCATTGTGACGGCCGTTTATGGCGCGGACGCAGCGGCCTCCGGCGAAGCGAAGGGCCAGATCAACATGGTGCTGAAGGGCATCGCGAACGTGATCGCCGAAAACAAGCTGCCCTTCAAGCTCGACAAGGTCAAGGAAGACGGAAAGGAAATCTCCTTTGCCCTCATCGCAAAAAAGTAGGCCCGTCAAGCTTTCTCCGCAGGAGCGTCGCCTTTTGGCGCTCCTGCCGCAGGACGGGACGTGGCTGACGACGCATCAGCTTGCCAGCAAGATTTACGCAGAGGACAATGGCCGGCCGCTCAATGCGCGTCAGGCCATTGTTGCGCGCGTCAGGTCCATCATAGAAAAATTGCAGTTGATGGACGACCCGCGAACCATTGAGCGCACCACCAGAAGCGGTCCGCACGCTGGCCGCTTCCGGTTGAATATTCAAACGCGGCGCAAATAGCCCCATGCCGACTTTTGAACTCCTGATGCAATCGACCGCAGCGAAGGCCGACGTGTTCTATCGCTCATTCACGACCTCACCGGCCACGGCCGATTTGTTCGGGCGCGCGGTTAAGCGCATCCCGTTCACCGACTCTGGCCACGGCATTGTCGCTTCCGTCAGAGAACTTGCTCCGGGCGAAAAGCGCAAGCCGAAGGTGACGACATTGATCGGCCATGTGCATTCTTGCATGCATCCGCCCGGTGGGCGCGGCAAAGTGAAAAAGAAGCGTTAGTGAAAAAGATTTACAGTCCCCCATTCAAGCCGCGTGAAAAGCAGTCCGTGGGCTTCTTGAAGATGCGCCAAGGCAACGCGCAAGGGCCGTCGATGCGCAACTTTGCGCTTTTGATGGCGATGCGCGTCGGCAAGACGAAGCTGTCGCTGGACGATTTTGGGCAGATTGAACTTGATGGCGAGGCGCGGGATTTCTTCTTGCTTGCGCCAGGTGGCGTTTACCGGGAATGGGAGGCCGCGATCAAGGAGCACATCTCCGCCGATCTCAAAGGCCGCATGATCCTCAACCTTTGGGAAAGCGGCCCATCAAGCGGCGAGCGCAAGGCGCGCGACAAGTTTCTCAACACGACCGATCGTCCCCGATTCTTCTTGATGAATATAGAAGCCTTGTCCTCCGTCGCAGAAGCGCGCGAAGCGGCCGTCAGGTTTTTGAAGGAAGGGAAGACTTACTTCAACATTGACGAAAGCACGATCATCAAGAACCAAGGATCAAAGCGTACCAAGTTCGTCAACACCAAGCTCTCAGACATGGCGGCGTTCCGTCGGATCATGAGCGGCTTGCCGACGCCGCGCTCGCCGATGGACCTTTATTCACAATTTGAGTTCCTGGACTGGCGCATCCTTGGGTTCAAGTCGTTTTTCGCTTTCAGGAATCGTTATGCTATCATCGAGCGCGTCAACTTTGGTGGCCGCTCAAATGTCCCGATCATCAAAGGTTATCGCGACATTGATAGTTTGTACGAGAAAATCGAACCGCATTCTTATCGGGTGCTGCTTGAAGATTGTTACGACCTGCCACCGAAGCTCTGGACATTCCGCGATGTCGAGATGACAGCTGAACAAAAGCGCATTTACAAGGAGATGAAAACCTTTGCCACGGCGCAAATCGCTGAACAGAGCTATGTGACTGCAACAATCGTCATTGCGCAGATAATGCGGCTTCATCAGATAGTCTGCGGCTTCACGAAAGACGAAGACGGATGCACCCATGAAATTCCCGAAAACCGCACAAGCTCGCTCATTGACTTGCTGAACGACTATGATGGCAAGGCAATTATATGGGCTTCGTATGATTACTCAATCCACAAGGTTCATGCGGCGATCGAAAAGGAATTTGGGGCCGGTTCATGCGCGCGTTTTTGGGGCGGCAACGTCAAGACCAGAGAAGCCGAGGAGCGGCGGTTCAAGTGCGATCCTGGCTGCCGCTTCATGCTGGCGACACCTGACGCGGGCGGACGCGGGCGAGAATGGTCGGTCGCGAAGCTGGTCGTTTATTACTCGTCCAAGAACAACCTTGAGCACCGGAACCAAAGCGAAGAGCGCGCGCAAGCGGTCGGCAAGACTGATTCCGTTTTGTATGTTGACATGCGCTGCAAAGGAACCGTCGAAGAGCCTATCATCGCGGCTTTGAGAGAAAAGATCGACATGGCCTCAGCCATCAATGGTGATTCTTACCGCGAATGGCTGATCTGAGAAAACACTTTCTTTTTTAGAATAAATCAGGCAAACTTTCAGCATGGGGATTTTGCGCAAAACAACAAGAGCGACGTTCGCGTCTGAAGCGATATTCCTCATTGTTTTGCCTGATGTCCTTTATCCTTTTTATGAGATTGTCCGTCGTCGGCCCTTGAAAAGGTCTCGCGTGCAAGGCCGGTGGCGGACAGCCCTTCTCTCAACAAGAGAGGATTTGAGCCGCGCGCGTAAGATGACTTGGCGACAGCCCGTGCCTGGGCGAGCCAGGCCGGCAATAAAATCATGAGATCATCAGAGTCTATTGTTGTGTGAAAAAGCACCTTGAAAGTCCAACTGATGGCACGCTCCGTGCCGGCGCTTTGCGCCTTATGACGTTGGCGAACCGCCCGGTGCGGCGGGATACAAAACAGCCCAAGACGAGCGGCGGGGTGCCGTGCATGAGCCACTTCGCCGCTCGTCTTTCATTCATCAAACCCATCCAATGGAGCGAAGCAAATGGCCGAATGCAGCAACCCCCGACGAGACGACATAAATTTCAAATATGATCCGGATCGAAGCGTCACAATTCAGTTCAAAGAGCTGATGATGAATTTTGATGTCGGCTTCATGACGACGTCTGCGAAATTCGCTGAGAGATTTGGTCTGCCTGCGGACGCCATCAGCGCCGCTTTTTCCAAATCAGCCGCGAAGGGATTTTTCGATCGCGCCGCCAACGGCCGGACAAATAGCTACCGGCTAATCAAGCCGATAGAAGGCCTGATCGTCCGCGATGCGCCTTGCCGGGGGCTCAGGCCAAGGACGCAAAAGCCAAAGACCATTGACCACAAATCCTGGAAAGATAAGTTTTTGACGCTGGCGGCGGACATCGAGACGCTGCTCGATGAGCCGCCAAGCCTCTCCGGCGTTCCGACGGCGGAACTCGTCAGAGAACTTTACCGACGCGAAGGGAAGAAATAAAACATGAGTGCAAATTGTCCGCTTTGCCTTGGCGAAGGCACAATCGCCGGCATGGAGACCGGCGCCCAAGTCAGGGCAATGCGGATGATAAAAGGATTGTCGCTGAAACGCGCCGCAGAAGAAATCGGCATTTCGATTTCTTATCTGCATTCCGTCGAGCGCGGGGGCAACAAGCATTCAAGACGCGCCTTGGAGACCGTTCGAGCTTTTCTCGGCGGCGGACTGGCGTTTCCGGACGGAATGGTGATCCCGCTCAATGATCCTGTTTTGCCGAATGCGCCGACGAGCCGTCCGAGTGTGCTGATGCTTCTTGAACGCTTCATTTTGGCGGAAAGATTCTTGCGCACGCCGGAGGCCGTCGTGACGCGCGAGACGGCCTTGAGCTTGATCAGTGCCGGCCGCGCGGAATTGCAACGCGCCTGGGGCTTGGCCGTCACGGCCAAGGCGCAACAAAAGCGGAACATGGCCATTGAGGCGGAATAAAGTTGCGCAAGCTTGCCTGCGGTGCGGGCTGACTGTGCCGGCGAACTGCGGCGTGGCGCTTGATTTTGACCGCGCGAGCCACGTGAAACGCCCCGACCGCAAGGGCTTCACCTGCCGCGAAACGCGCAATGCGGCGGCGCAACTCACCTTCGATTGGCCGCCGCCCGCTGGCCAGGGAGCGGCCGGGGCGGCCGGGGGCGGCCCTTTCCCCCCGGAAAAGTCCTGAATTGGCTCTCCTGCCAACCTATTGGCCGGGGCGAGGCTCCGGCGAGGCCGGCGAGGCCGGCTCAGGCCGGGGGCGCTCGACCCGGAACGGGACTTCTGCGGCGTAGTACATGCGCTTCAAAACGTCGTCAAGCAGATTGCAATGATACCGCGACAAGCTGAACGCGATGTATTGGCCAGACTGCATGGTTTCAGGCAGCGTGATCGGGTAGCCGGAAGCGAATGGCTTTTTGTCGCCAATGAATGACTGGTCACGCTCGTCTATGAGCGCGTCGATCGTCTCGCCAGTGGGGCCGTCTGTCCGGCGGATGTAACGCCGCACGTCCAGATCACAATCGTGAAAGCGCGTGGCGGTGAACGCGACGAAGAAGGTGTCCCCCGGCGCAAACACCGGGTTGGGGGGCTGATCGCGGATGTGCGTGTTTTCCACCAGGCTGCTAGGGCCGTCCAGGTAATTTCGCCAAGACATGTAGCCGATGTACGCGATGAACCCGATGCCGAGCACCGCCAGAACCGACAAGGCTACGTTGACGATGTAAGTTCGTAGCTGAAGACCGCGAATCACCGCTTTGGTTTCTTCATTGGTCATTTTGGGTTGCCTCCAATGTACTTCTGCAAGAGCAGGGCAATCAGCGGTATCGCCACGGCCGTGGCGAAGAACCCCGCCGCCCATCGGATTACTCTGATGAACGGCCGAACCGAAAGCTCCAGTCTTTGAAGGTCGGCCTTGCGAGCGAAATGATCAGGATTGAAATTCGCCATCCTGAACTCAATCGCTGAAATGCGGTCAATTTCAATTTGCTGTTGAATGGTCTGACGCGCCTCAATTTCTCGCAACTGAGCCTTGAACTCAGAAAATTGAGTTTGGAAGACGTTGCGCAAATCGCCAAGATCATTCCTGATGTCGTGGCGGAGTTCCTGACGCAAGCGGTCAATCTTAGAGCCAATATCGTCCATCGCTGCGCCTTCAGATCAGGATTCCAGTCATTTTGTAGAATTTCCGGCTTGCAAAGTGGCCATCGCTCGCAAGCCGGACGCTATTTTTTAGCGGTGAAATATGAAACCCGTCCCGAGGCAATTCAGGAGCGCGAAGCAAATCACCACGACGACGATCGCCACTATCGCCCAAAGGACGATGTTGACGACGGAGGCCACGAGGCCCCCGGCAACCCCGAGTTGGGCCATCGCCCAAGGCACGATGAGCCGGATGACGGCCACGACGGCGCAAAGGATGATCAGCCGAATGATGAGGTATTCGATCCATTCAGTGGAGAGGCACATGGCTTTCCCTTTCACTCGCGGCTGGTGAACCCGGTGTCGCCGGTGTCTTCCTTGAAGGGAACATAGTTCAAGGCGTCGGCCGGCGCAAAATGGGCGACAGCGCCGATGTATTGAATGGTCGCCCAGTGCTCGACGCCGAAGTCAAGCAAATCGACGACAGCGATGGTCGTCCCGATGCCAGGGATCACGGCCGCGAGCTTCTCCGCCAGCGGCGCGAGCTTCGGCTCTGCCGCCACCAGCGCCTTCAGCATGTCGCCATCCCGCAGGGCGGTTAGGCCCTGGATGAGATAGCCGCCGACGCTCTCCGCCCGCGTGAAGACGGAATGCGCCATTTCCTGCCACGTTGCCATCATTTCACCTGCGCCACGTCAACTGCGCCCGTGATCACCTTGACCAGCGGATCTTTCAGCAACGGGCAGGCGTCCGTCGCCAGCTTCGCATTCGCGGCCAGAGCATTCTGAACGCGCTGCGACGCCTTGACATCAACCGCGATTACCTGAACCAGGTTCTGTGCCGACGGCGAACATTCAATGTTCACGATGTCGGTGCCGATCACTTCAGCCAGCCGGGCGGAAGCGTCAATCTGCGCGGGCGAACAAGCGCCCAGCGACGTAGCGAGAATGGCACAAGAAAAGAATATTTTCATTTTTTCTCTCCAATGTTGACGACTGGCGTGGTGATTACGGGGGCGACGGTCGGCGCGGAAGCTTGCAGCTTGCCGATTTCTCCGACAAGCATGTCCGCCAGCTTCTCCGGCGTTGCGCCGACCTTTGCCGCTTCGTCCGGCAAACGGGCCAGCACCTTGTTTGCCGCTTCAGCTATGCCTGGAGACTTCACGTCAATCGAAGCATTGATTGCGTTGCCGTCCAGTTTAGCGATCACGACGCCGGCTTGCGTTTTGATGAAGGTTTGCAACAAGGCCAAGGCTCGGTCCTTGTCGTCATTATTCATTTTAACGCCAAGCCAAGCAAGGACCTTTTGCGCTGCGAGGCTAACCACACCAACGACCACTAGCGCTACGAATGTCGCCAAATATTCATTGATCTGATCGATCAGAGACTTCGTGAACACGATCGTGCCGTCCGATTGGGGCACAGCCGAAGTCGCCCCCGGAGGCGCGACGACCTGCGCCATCAATCCCAGGCCAGGAACCGTTGGCGACGCGCCAAGGCTGGACATGGTCGGCGGCGGAACGTCCGCCAAGACCGGCGAAGCCGCCAGACCCAGCAGCACAATCATCCATGCAAAAATTTTCATCTGTAGTCCCTCTCTTGAGGCCGCCAGAGTTGAGAGAGCTTCCCCGGAGCTAACTCTGGCGGCCAGTCTTGCTCTGGGAAAGTCAGGAAGTAGCCGCCAGCAAAATCGCATCGTCAT